ACTTGAAGCTTTGTTTCAATAGCTTGACAAGCCAACCCCTCTGTGGTATTTACGCGTGCGTGCGTGCGCGTTCATATATCTAGCTAAGCAAACGGCAATCCTTAAGAGAATCTATAGAGTAGAAACCATAACCTAACCTTAACGACAAAGGATCTGATTGGCCGTACCTTTAAGTCACCGATCCGAAAGGTATCGGTCGCTCCTAGACAATCGAACAGATCCAAGCCAAGCCGCGAACCGTTCGCCTTGCCTTGCCACGGGGTTCCCGCTTTGCCATAGCTATCTGCTGTGAGATAAGGCCGAATCCTAGGACAGGCTCAGTGTAACTATGCGAGAAGCAGTTTGGATCTTTTTGATTCTATGGTTCGCGAACCTAGACAATCTAATAGTTCTCCCGTTCTTAGATAGCTAGAACGGATAGCCTACGGCATGGGAGTTCTATTTACATAGCGTGATCCTTTTAACTAAGGCAAACTGTGTGCAAGTTAGTGTTAACTTGTCGGCTGGTAGTTCTTATCAGTATGCAGTTTGTATAGTTAACTTGTGCAATGGGATGTTAACAGTCAGCAAGCTGAACTTAAGTAAGCCTGTGGAACTTGTCGCTGTTAACATTTAGGCTCACAACTTTTAACTAGCTAAGCTTAGCAACCTTAGTTAGGGTTCTTTATAACGAAACCTACAGTTCGTAACTGTAACTAGCCCACACCTTTAAGTTTACTTATCGCCAGTGTGGTAATTGAATACTTAAGACACTAACTTCTAGTTAGTTATAGTCTAGAGTATTGAGTATCTGTCTATGCCACAGGTACGCAAACTGTTTACGTTCAGGCTCTCACTACATCGTTACATGTTAGATGGCGAGATTGGACAATTAAGTGGACAGACTAACTCTAGGATCTATAACTAACTAGGTGATTTATTAAACTTTCTGGCCTTATCTGTAGAGTAATCTATAGGTGGGGCCAGATTGTTTATACTTAAAACTATTTTAGTTTAAGTTATGATCACTTTAGATCATTATAGATCATCGGGCTTAAAAGTTCTCCTCCTGTGTATTACATAGGATGAGGACCTTTTGGTTCTCTCACTATCATCAACCCAGGTGTAAATCATGACTGATTTTGATTCTGTTCTTGCGCATGAGTTAAAACTTTATGCGGACACTTTTTCATCCATTCACTATAACGGCATAGGCCGAACATTAAGTAAGTTTTGGCTTAAAGATACGTTCAATTATGAACGGGCTTTAGGTTATGTTTACCGCAATTTGATAATACCAGCTGCAAAGGATTATCACCTTTGCTGTGGCTCACTTACTCAAGTTTGGCACACTATGTTTCCCATTCCAGAGCGTAAACAAGCGGCAGAATGTATTCTTAACGACTTTATCGCTGAGTTTAGATTAGGTAACTTCTGGGAGTAACAACTTTTTAACTTTATTATCCACTTGCACTTCAACATTATGACCGGACTTAAACCATTCGCTGGCACCTTTATCTATAAAGGTGTGCAGGTTAATTGTATTGATCCATCACGTAGATTAGGCGGCGATTTATTCTACTTTATCTCGCCACTAACTAACAAGATTGTGTGGACTACCACGCCTAACAAAGCCCGTAAACTTATCAAGGAAACTTTCTAACTATGGAACGCATTTATCCTTTGAAGGTAACATTTGCCTCCCTCAATATAGGCCAGCAGTTTATACCCGAAAGGGGTGGATTAGCTGTCAAGCGAACTAATCGAACCGCAGATATTTGTCACCTAACACACAATAAACGTGTGTATTTTAAGCAGACAGATATTGTTTATTATTACTAAACCAAAATCAAACCAAGGTACTAATCATGACCCGCAAAACATTCAACGTAGCAGAGTTTAAGGACTACGTAAACTCTAAGCTTGTGCTTGATTATTTATCAGATGACGAAAAGTATGGGTTGTTATCTGCACTCGATCATATACTACATGAAACCGGAAACTATAAAGGATTCGGTTATGTTTACAAAGATGACGTAAGGCCTTGCTTTCCAGATAAAGTAGGCGCTGACGCATGTAATCCTGCGTGGGATAAATCCCGTGACGTGCGCAGAAAGTATTACTAAACCACTCTAAAATCACACTAACAATGAACTTACAATCTCAACTTGACCATTATCTCACCCAATGGGATATGAAGCAATCCACTAAACGTGGATACAATCCTTTTGCTCTAGGTATTTACTTAGAACGGGCAGAAAGATTAGCTAAAGATGTAGCTCAAGGCGCCACAATTAGTGACGCTATTGATGAACATTTTTGCGACAGACTTGCAGCTTTCCTTCACAAAAAGTTCTCTTAATTCAACTTTATCCGAGGCTTAATCTAATGATTACTACTAAGACTGTGTTGATTAACAACACCGAATATGAACTTCCTGCTGTTAATAATCTAACACGGGTCGAGATTAACAACAAGCTGCACTACTTAGGTGACCAAATACTTAAGTTACGTATGCAACAAGACGAGCTAATTAAAATGCGAGAGGAGTTAGATAATCGACCTATAGACTTATTTGATGAGATGTTTGAAACAACTTAAATCACTGTCACGTTTGTATCAGTGGGCTGCGCATACTTACCACGCAGAAATTAAACACTCACTAACTAACACCTGAGGTACTTCTCAAATGACAGACACACTCAAAGAGTATCATTTCACTGATGAACAAATTGACTTTCTGATGCGAATTGTGCGAAACAATGCACAGTTTGAAGATGGCGAAGATCGTGAGTTTATGGAAGAACTTGCGAATCAAATTGAAGATCAAATTGTAAACCACCCTACCAACGACTAATGACCAAAACTACCATCACTCTCAATCAATTTCACAATCTTTTGGCAGATGCTTATGCTGTCTGTGTGAATGATACTCTATACTTTGTAGGGTATGATACGGACGACAATCCTTACATTTCAGACAATGATGGGCAGGATTATGTTGATCTCTCCACTGTAGATGGTGACATTGAAGTGGATGATTATGCTGTGTCATTTTGGGTACAAGGAGAACCCATTCGTATGCTATTTCTCAACATCAAATCTCCTATTCCAAATGACTGACACACAAATGACTTGGTTTATACAAATCCACGACGCAGAAGGTAACGTTCTTCTGCTCAATCAAGCACTTGGAGAATACAAAAATTATTCCAAGTTTGTTGATAACAAAGCACAGAAAGTTGTCTATCAGTTTCCTACTGCAAAGCGTTGGGAAGTGCGTCCTCAACCTTATACTTCCAAGGTCATTATTTGACCGCGCCTCTAAATCCTCGCTCGCTTCGCTCACTGCGGGCCACCGCATACACTAACCTAACACTCACTAACTAACACCATGGAAACCTACAGAGTAACTGCCATTGAATTTGATTTAGAAGATGACGAAGAGCTCACGAAGTACGAAGCAATTCGTATCAGTGAAATACTCGAAGAAAGGTATCTTTATAGTGAATGGACTGTAGAAGAGGAAGACGAAGGTTTTAGTATCGCAGATTTAATATCTAACGAATGCAAATGGTGTGTAAACTCCATTGATTACAGATTAGTTAAGTAACCAATCCAACCAACCAAACTAACACAATGACTTACGATTTTACAACCAACAAACTCGATTTACTCACTGCTAGGGAACAATTAATGGAAGATATTGATTGTATTGTTGATGAATACTTCCAGGAGTACGGTATTACACACGACCCTCAACTTGTTAAAGTCTTGTGTGATGCCGTATGTAGCAACTTTCCTTTTTAATTCACCACACTTAAACATCCAAATTATTACAATGAAACGCCCCAAAGGTTTTGTTTTATGGGAGGGATTATCGCCTCTCGATAGATCCCCAATCGTATGCATCGCAACACTTAAATCAGCTAATCGCAAGACTGGCAATATGATTCAAACATTCATATTGCGCCAAGATATTAACCCTGTAGCTGCGCTTAAAAGTGGCGATGATTTATCAATTTGTGGTAATTGTTATCACCGAGGCTCAGGTTTTGGTGACAATAGCAAGCCACACAGGAAAAGATCTTGTTACGTAAATGTAGGCCAGGCGCCTAACAGTGTGTGGAAATCATATAGGCGTAATGGTTACCTTAAATACGATGCAACTCTACACTCTAGATATTTCAAAACTCGTAAGATCCGATGGGGAAGTTATGGCGATGGCGCTATGTTGCCCGCTGAGTTAGTTACATATTTCAACGACCTTTGTATATCTCACACAGGATATACTCACCAATGGCGAGAATCATTCGCTCAGTGGAGCAAAGGTGTATTTCAGGCAAGCTGTGACGGGCTACAGGATTACATTGAAGCATCTGCACATGGTTGGAAAACCTTTGCAGTTGTAGCAGAAAACTCTGAAGCATTCAGTGGTAAACAATGCCCAGCTACAGTAGATAATAGTCAGGCGCAATGCCTAACATGTAGCCTATGCGATGGCAACAAATTAGATATATTTGTAGAAGTACATGGTCCTGGCGCTTCTAATTTTGTGGCGGCAGTGTAGCCCAAACCAAACACAGGATGTAAACTGCCTATGAAACATAGAGCTAATCCGTGGCCGACAATGTAACCACGCGGCAATACAAAATTGAATTAGTTATCGTTGTTAATGCAGATAAAGCTAGCCCTTTAGTGTGGTTATCTAACTGCATCTATGAGAACATCGACTTAAGCAACGGTGAAGACCTTAAATCATTCAACATGGAGGAACTCGCATGAATTGACACTAAATCCTCGCTCGCTTCGCTCACTGCGGGCCGCCGCATACACTAACTCAACACTCACCCAATCTCATTATTATTCTGATGAACACCTTTTTTGATAAAATCCCTTTCACTGCATTTTCTGCAATCCTCATAGGTTCAGCTCTAGGTATTGGCATCACAGGTTTGCTCCAAAATCAAATTAATAAACACACTGAACGTACTTGCAACGGCACAATCATCACAATCCGCACAGTACCCACGACCTTAAAACATTGCCTACCGTTAAAACAACCTCGTCACTTAATAACTGCGGGGCGCATTTCAACACTGTAACTAACTCAAATCCATGGTAAACGACGCCCTTCGCTATAACAATCCCGAACTGCGGGCTGCTGTTAAAGAACGCCTAAGTTGTGATCCTACTAAACCTAGTGGCTTAGTATGGAAACTACCTGTGAATAACGGTAAGATGAAGGTCGGCCAGATGGCTGGCAGTTTAGATGTTACATGCGGCATATATTACATATCAATTAACAACAAGACATATAAAGCTCATAATCTCGTTTTAATCCTTCACGACGTTATATTTGGAGAGGGTGAAACAGGTGATCACATTGATGGCAACAAGTTAAATAACTCTATTGACAATCTGCGTCTTGTTAATCAGAAGAAACAAATTTATAGAAACAGACACCGCAACAAAATCTTATACGCTTACACTTCGTGGGATAAAGTATTAGAGAAATATAAATCTAGCTATTGCGATCCAAGCACATGGCAGTTCTTTTTTGTAGGATACTTTGCAGACGCTTACGATGCGCATACAGCTGCTTGCGATCACATGCAACAACACAACCCTCAAATACTTTGTAAGCGTCAACCTCCCTTCTCTCTATCTCAACCATGATTTACTCGATTGATGAATCTCAGATTGAACCTACAGGTGAATCAACACACCTTCGCACATTATTAGTTGTAACCACGCCATGTAAGTTGCAGCGCGAAGTTAAGAAAACTTTAGGTTGGAAAGGGTGTCACATTCATGCAACACCCATAGATAACGGATTACGTTTATCAATGAAACGCATCCTTAGGTACGCAATAGTCAAAGAAGTGGAGAATCCACTATCACAGATCAATCAAGATCTATGACGAATCATTTCTTCATTCCGCCTTTCTTTGTGCCTGCTTTAGTACCAGCTTTGCCACCTTTAGAACCAGTGGCGCCTTTCATACCAGCCATGATGCAAAAATCAAACAACCTTAATTATAGGAAATTTTAGCCCTATGAATCAATTTCCTTGCACAAGTTGCGGCCTCTGTTGTCGCATTGTTGGTCATCTTTTGCCCAACATTGATAAGATTAAAGACCCATTAAATAAACATTTAGTCAGCACATTTCCCTATAAAACTAATGACGGTGTATGCGAAATGCTGCAACCAGATAACACTTGCGCAGTGTATAACGACAGGCCCGACTTGTGCAACATAAACACTGTGGCAAAACTCCGAGGAATCACAAATCTAAATGAATATCATAAACTTAACGCTCAGATATGTAACAGCTGGATTCAATTAAGTAGATCAGATCCTTCCTACTTAATCGACTTAACACAATTTGACAATATGGGAGCCACGCTCTGATATTATTACCATGTCCTCGCTCGCTTCGCTCACTGCGGGGGCGTCGCACACATCTCCTGTAACTTTCTGATGGATACTGAACTCACAGGCTACGAAGTAATTTCGATCAGTTTCGATGTTTACGATGATGCTTTAACCCATGATGATCAAGCAAATTTAAGTAACAGTTTGTTAGCTCGATACAGAGGTAGCACTTGGATTTCTAACTCTTTAGAAACAGTTGTTGATGCTATTACTAAAGAATCTGGTTATACAATTAGCTCTCTATCAATTAAATCTATCAACTTCGAGGAACTTAATGATGCCGAAGAAGAGGACTGCGATCAAGACAGCGCCCGTGTTTCGCTGTTTCAAAGTAACAATAACAACCCCTAAAAAAACTTTTGAAGATTACGTACGCACACCATTAAATTGGAGTCCAGCAAAAACTACAGCCCGTTATCTTTCAACTCATAAATATACAAATGTAGTTGATATTGTAGCCACGCGGCTACCTTTGAACTTTGTCATTACCTCACTTATTTCTTTTATCCATTACGAGGACTATTAACATGCGTTACCGAATTCGCGTATTTGTCGAAAGTAACAAAGGAGAACGTAAATGTAACACAATTGTCAGAGTTTTCTTCCAACAGAAAGATTTAGATTCTTATGTTGCGGGGTTTGCTGATGGTAGTGCAGTTGCTGTTGACGGAGTTGTTTTAGGCTCAAAAATTACACCCATGGAAAGTTAAGTTACTTATTATTGATTAGAGATAAATAACTTTCTGAGAGCAGGTGCAAATCATGGTAAACTTCTATTAAGTAGAAAAAGTTTTAATAAATAATGATGTTGGGGATGCTATATCCCTATAACATTAAATAAACCGCAATGGATTACATGAAACTGTTAAATGTATTTGGTAGAACTTACTGGACATTAGGATTAATTACTTGGTTTTTCACAACCAGTGATCATGCTCTCCTATTATCCCTGATAGGTTTCTTCCTCATGTGCCTTTAACTAGATTACCTGTTGACAAGAGGCTCTCGCTTAGCTATCTTGTTTACAGGCGGCACCGGCCTATTTAACGTGGCGCACCTCTTCCTCTATCCTATCAAAATCACATGGACACACCTTCCTTTCGCGATCTAGTGGCAGTTGGGCGCACCGCTGCCGAGTGCTGGAATGAATTCGATATAGCGCAGATGCACTGCGAGCAAGCGTTTGGCACACCCTTCAATGCAGCCAAAGGCATCCTCAACACAGATATAAATGTGGCTGAGGCTCGCGGAGTTGATCTAGCTCCTTTCCAAGGCCCTGAATCGTCCTTTAAGTTTCCTGATCTTAGTGCGCATATAGTTGTGCGGGTTACCAGAAAACCCACGGGGCACAAAAACATCGATAAGATCAATGCCAAAATCGAGAAGCTGGAGCTCCAGCTAAAGGCTGCAAAAATTGAACGGAAAAGTTTGATTGAGCAGTTGGTTATTACCGGTGCTGTAGATCAGGTAACCGACAATATCGGCCTAGCTTTCACGAGGCTCAAATAATGTTGAAAGTCACATCTTTTCTGCTGCTCACTCTCTTGTCTGCAGTTATCACCTGCGCATCGATGGGTTACGACCCGTTGGAGCCTAACCGCGAAAGCTCCCAGCACCTCAAAGGATTCTGTAAAGATCCTAAATTCTATGGCCCTGGTTGTTAATCCCAATAAACTTGCCAAAGCGTCTGCGGAAGGCGCTTCTTTTTATTCCCCCTACAAATTTCTTTAAGTTTTTGAAATGAACTCTTATCTTCTTTCTTGCTCAATTTCGGCGAACGTCAGACAATCAATTCAAATCAAATTTGATGATTTGAAATTGCCAGCTTCAGTTATCACGACGTTGGAACGACAAAACACTGTAAGCCTTCGACCAAATCTATCTAACGCTCTTAAGGGAGAGTTAGATGATCTCCGTGTTTTACAGCGCGAATTGTACGACAACTATTGTTTACATTTTGGAGACACACATTTTGTAACAGCAAATTATTTTGATGGTGCGAATGATATTATTGCGAAAATTCGCGCACAAGCGGGAATTGCTAACGAAAAACTATACAAAATATGGGAACAAGAGTTTTCTAAGTGGAATCAAACAGTTGAAGATTTTCTTCGACCTCTGTTTCCTACAGACGAAGAATATAAACTTGCATGTGATGCTTACATGAGAGTTTTCCCGACTCAAGAAGAATACAGAAACCCAATTCGAGTTTTTGTTGTGGGTCCACTGCCGATTAGTTTAGAAGCCGTCTCAACACCTATTGAAGGCGACTCTTTTGATTCTGTATTAGCACATAGTAATTACATTAATACTAAAGAAGTACTTGATGCTGCTCACGCCAGTGCAGCTGATAGAGCTTTACAAATTAGTGCAGAACTTCTAGATGATTTAGATACACGAACTGTTACTAAGATTGGTCGGCAACAAACTGGCGGGGACAAGAAACGAGGTTCGTGGGAGATAACAGCATCGAAGCTCAAATTAATTAGTGATTCAGTTCCTGGGTTTGAACATCTTTCCGAGTTAGCTGAAAAACTACTGCTTGCTGGTGCTGCAATTCAATCTTCTAACCGTACAGAACGAGACCAAGGTGCAGTTACATTTCAAGAATTGCAAACAGAAATTCGTACAGAATTAGAATCTATTGTATCCACGCGGGACAAAACTAAAGGTTTGGAGATGTTGCAGCAATCCTTGGCGCTTTCAAATACTTACAAGTCTTTATGTGACCGTATAAAGAAAGTTGAGAATTCGAACGCTCTAAACTTGTTAATTGCTGAATCAAACATTGAACAGGATATTTATCGTCAACGCTCCAAACAGTTACATAAACTTATTTCACAAAGGAGGGAGTTGATTGGAGCTGCAGGAGAAAATCTCGATACACTTATTTCAACAGTGGCTACCGCCGCTGAGGATTTTGAAACCCCTGATTTCTAATGAGTAGAACTCGTTACGCCCTCTGTTCAACAGAGGGTTATCTTTCTGATATTGAAAATTACGTTAGCGATCCTGAAGAAGCTGTTACTTTCAGCTGCTTTGATGTCGCTGTTCAAAAACTCAATACTTTACAACCGTTATTAAAAAACAGTTGTCGAGTTACTGAGGTACGCATTCCTTTTCCCCTTACAAAACCTTTTAGACTCGATGGCTACTCGAATAAGCACTAAGTTCTTTCAAACAATAGATTTGAAGCTTCCGTTAGGTGTTACATCACCTACCACTGTTGATCTATACTATTCTAAACGCGCCAACACCTTAGGTGAATTTTTTATTAAACCTTTAGTTATTGTTTATGCCGATGGCTCCACGGTGGCGACAGAACTCTTCTCACGTTTTAGCTTTGCTTGCCCTCAAGACGCAATTGATGACTTACTGCAGTTTATAGAAGTGAACATCCCTACTAAACAAGTTACATTTAACGCTTATCGAAACGATGAAGAATTTAAATTTCCTATTCTCGCTAGCCAACTAAATAGTATTTTTGAACCAGAGATTTTACAGCGTTCTTTAAATTATAAGAAATATTATTACGGTAAAGACGAAGTGACAGGCTATTGGTACTCTAAAAATTCTACAACACACTCTCTGAGTTTCGCTCCTTTTTATAAAGAAGAATCAATCCCTTCTACATTTGTTCCTACAGATGAAGTTAAGGACCGTATGTTTATGAACAAAATGTCAAAACTGCATGAAGCATATCATGAAAAGTTGTTAGAGATATTGCACAAATATGAGCTTGAGTGGACAATGACTTACAATCAAGTTTATAACGATCATCTTTCTTTTACTGATAGCTCGAATTTTGGCGACATTCAAGAGATTTTAAATAATTACAAACAATGAACCTCCGCCCGGAGGCCGCTCACCAACTGCTATAATCTACATCACATCACATCACATCATTCATCATGAACGACACCCTCTTTGCCAAGCTTCAAAACTTTCGTGGTTCCCTCAACTCCTCATCACTCGAACGTGAGCATGTAATTGACGGCCTTCTCGCAACATTACTATCACAACAAAATGCTTTCCTCCTCGGAGCACCAGGAACCGGCAAATCTGATTTAGTGCGCACCATCTGCAATGGTATTTCTGGTGCCAACTATTTTGGTTACTTACTCACACCCACGACGGATCCTTCGGAAATCTTTGGACCAGTCGCTGTAAGCAAACTATTAAATGACGAATATACCCGTGATGTTCAAGGGTATTTACCTGACGCACACATTGCTTTTACAGACGAACTATTTCGTGGTTCATCGGCAATTTTAAACTCACTACTTACCCTGTTAAATGAACGAACTTTTAATAACGGCAAGGAAGTTATAAACACTCCGATTCAATCGATTGTTGCAGCAACAAACAGTTGGCCTGACGAAGAATCCTTGCAAGCATTTGCAGATAGATTTCTATTTCGACCAACAGTTGAATTCTTAAAAAAGCCTGCGTCTAAACGTTTATTAGATTCGTGGGCTGTGGGTAATGAAGAAAGACCAAAAGTTGGTGTTCACCTTACATTGCCAGAGCTTAAAGCCCTTCAACAGGAAGCTAAAAACATAAAAGTTTCTGAAGAGTTCTTAGATAAATTTGTGGAGTTATGGGAAATGTTGGCCGCGAGGGCAATCGTAATCAGTGATCGCCGTCGTGTTCAAATCCTCAAGTTTCTTAAAGCTTGGGCTGTTGTGCAGGGTGATGAAGAGCTTTATCCCGAACACATGCACAACTCCATGATTAACATTGTTTATCAAACTCAAGAGGATCAAGAAACTATTGCGGAAGTCTTAGAGCACGTTGTACCGACAGCAAATCGAATGTTTGCTGATGCAAAACGAGCTGCTGCGGGGATTATGACAGAATATCATGTTTGCTCTACTAAACAAAAATCTAAACAAGGTATTGCTGAGCTTAACGAATTCGTCGGCAACCTACGGAAATATCATAAAGATATGCAAACCGTAAAAAATAAAGTTGCAGAAATTTTGGACACTTCTAAATTTAGAATGAATATCCTAGACAGAACGCAAGGCGTAAAGCTAGAACAACAACTGCAAAACTATTTAGATACGTTAGCTATTGCCATTTCAGACTTCTCTAAGTAAAATAAAGCGCATCTAAACAATTGTATGCCTGAAACACAAGAAACTCTACTTGCAATCCGCACCGAGCTGGCGACATTTCTCGAAGCTGTCGAAGAGATAAAACCTTCGCAAGCTTTTGACCCTTTGGTCAAACTTTTAATCAGCTTAGATCGTAAAATCATTGATTCCAAAAAACATGAACACCAACTTCAACAAAACCTCTGAGTTTATTCGGCTTACACACAACGCTCCGTTAACCCTGACTTGTTCTGCACTAGCTGATTTCCTGTGGGAAGATTTTATTCGTGAGACCCGCTCCTCTGTCTCTTACATTTCAAACACACACAATATCACACAGATCTCTAGATTCGGTAAAGAACTTTTTGAACGACTTTATCAAGGTGACTCAGTTACTTGGTTAGTAAGTCTTGAAGATTACGAAGACTATTTTCGAGCAAAACAAGATGGTAGCCCCACGGCAATTTTAAAAAATTATAAGCCTGAGAATGCGTTTTGGTATTTGGTGATGAGTGCATTATCTAGTGCTTCCGCATGGACTCAGTTATTACAAAATAGTGTTGGTAATCAATTTAACGCAGGAAATAACGCCGTTAGAATCCTTAATGATTTGGCTGACTTTGTTAGAGAATTGATAGAGGATAATCAAATTGATGTAGATACACTGCTAAAAGCAGGAGAAAAACTTGAGAGTTTACGAGAAAAGTTCAAACAGGCAAAAGCAAATGGTGACGATAAAGGTGCAGAGGCTGCGCGAGCAGAGGGAAAAGCCGTTGCCCAAACAATTCAAAATCAATTGGAACTTTTAAAAGCTTCAGTAGAGGCAGAGGTAAATAATGCGGTAGATGACGCTTTACGTACATCTAAAAATGAAAACGATGCGTTAGAGACTCTTTGGGGGACTACAGAGGGGGAGGGCTTTCACACGCAAGACTTACAAACGAAAAAAGAATTAGCGGCTAAGTTACAAAAAAATAACACACTGAAACAAGTTGCTAAACAATTAGGGTTTTTAAAAAGAATTTGGACAGAAAGAAAACGTGCGAAAAGATCACGAGCAAACTATGAGGCGATTAACGGAGCCTGCTTTAGTAACGACATTACAAAAGCATTTCCCTTGGAACTTGCACTCGCAGGAACAGAAAAGGGCCGCGCATTATTTGCTCTTAAGCACATGCACAAAACTATACTCACTAAAGACTATGAGGCGCATAGAAAGGATCTGGGCCGAGGTCCAATAATTCTATATGTGGATACCTCAGGATCAATGTCGGGCAGCTTTGATATTTGGGCAAAGGCCATAACAATGACTATTGCGGCCCACGCGGGCAAAGATTCCAGGGATGTACATGTACACCTTTTTGACAATCGTGTCGGTGATTCTTGTATTTTAAAACATAAGAATAATAATCTTGTTCTTATAGATTTTATCTCTTCGTGGCGATTGGGCGGCGGCACTTCGTTTAACGCTGTGCTACTTCATGCGCTGACTGCTCTTAAAGATTTCAAAAATGCTGATGTCCTTATGATTACCGATGGTTTTTCGTCATTAGACGCCCACTTGGTTACCAAATTAAATAAACACAAAGAAACCGAAGGGTTTCAATGGACGACTTTATGCTTGGGTAGCTCACCTGTTCATACTTTGCACGACTTTTCAGATTTTGTTTACTCGGTGGATATTTCAAATCCCGACGAAACAATTGACACTATTCAAAAATCTATAAGAGTGTAATCATGAAAGCAAAAAATTATCGAATTTTAACGCTGGCTGTTGAAGAAGGTGTGCGCTACGGTATTTCGCGATCAAAAAAATACGATCCTGATCCACCGGAAGAGGTTGTTATTGATACGCTGACCGACGCAGTGATGAGCCACATTTTGGAGTATTTTAGTTTCAACGAAAATGAGATTACCGATTAATTCTATATACAATCACTTTTATTCTTAATCGACCGCACAAATAATTCTGTAAAAAGTTCCATCTTTTGTGCACAAACTGCATGGGGATAATAACTAATTGCATTTTTTAAACTAACTAATTCTTCCCGTTCATCCGCTGTTAGCCTTTCGTCGTTGTGGGTAGTTACCGTCATTAAGCTTTATCTTCTATCTCTATGTTAGCGTTTCAAAAAAGGAACCTCGTTAATGTAAACCATGCTCTAAAGAAAAGCAAGTGCGGACTATGCGGGTTTCCGTACTTCATCGCCCAAATAACAATTCAGATAAACCGAACTCTCCTTTTGTAGGATTAAACCTTTCCTTAACCAGGTCGGCCCGACGTTGCAATTCGTTGCGGTTTTGTCTGCGAATCATTTCCATCTTACTTTGATCGGATAAAGATTTGATTTCAGCAGTTAGTGGTTGATTTGGTAACGGTGTCTTGCTTGCAACTCCACTTCTTGGCGCCATACCAATAAGCTGCCGTACTTTGGGTACTATACCTTCGCCAGTTTCTTGGCGAACAACTTCATTTGCAGCTCTGGCAGCAGCCGACCCAATAAACCCTAAGCCCACGCCGGGTGCCGCTGGTGCTAATACAGGAGTGGATAAAGCTGCAGCAAAAGCTGCTCCCGTAGGTAAACTTTCAATAAATTCACGACCCATTTGTTTACCCATCGCAGCAGGCCCCTGCTTATATCCTGTTTGAATTGCTTCTGGACTGGGGATTAAATCTGCAGCTCCTGGCAATAGAGAAGCTGGTGTTCTTTTAATTGCGCGGCCCATCTCAAGCGCTCCCGCAGCAGCGCCCATTACTGGATCAACTGCATAGTAAGTCTTGTTACTCGGTAAACTACTTTGGTTGACTTTTGCTTGACCCCCGCTAAAGCTCAATTGTCCTCGAATTGGTGTCTCAGCAGGTTTCAGCTGTAGTGGAATTACTTTTCCTTCTTTATTTATATATGCATATTGGGATTTCTCAGTACCTTGCATTGGTCCAAAACCGCCACGCTGATAGGCCACTCCTCTTTTATTTGCTGGAGTTCCAATAACCTCTTGTTGTTTACGGAAAGTTGAACTGGCGTCTCTTTTTCTTTCGGCGGCCTCCTCCAAATCAAACTCCTGTAAAGGTTTATTCACTACCAAAGTTCCGGGAGGCATTCCAGCCAACGCATTTTTAGAAACAAATTCTGTGAATGCTTTAGAAACAGCCGGTGGTAAATCTTTGGCATCGTAAGTAAATCTATTTTCATCAGGAGAAAGTGTTTGAAAACTTATTGAGGACGTCCCTAAAATAGGATTTTTCGCGAAAAACTTTAAAGCATTTTCTGAAATATCGCCGGAGATCTCAGTAGAGTCAGCTATTGAAGGCATCATAGGCGGAGAATTAGCTATATTTAGTCCATATATTTCACCAATATCATCTATTTTTGCTGGAGTGACTTCATCCGTATCTGGATTGTACCTCACATATAATTGCGTAGGGTTATCTACACTTTGGGTATACTTATCGAAAAGCCTGTTCTTAGCTTGAGGCGATAAATCGTTAAAGGCTTTTTTAAAAACGCGAGCGCGGTCGTCAATCCGACTCATTAATTCTCTTGCTTCTGGATCATCCCGCCCCACATATTTACCTCCTCCAATCAAAGGTCTGACCGTGGATGCAGCTTGTGATGAAACCCTACTTAATTTTTCAACCGCTTCGGGATTTAACTGACTTAAACGTTCGATAGCTCTCTGCTGCCGCTCCGTACTTCCGCTAGTGTAATCAAACTCTATTCCAGCTAGCTCATACTGAGGTATCCCACCTTCTGTCATCAAGCTGTTATAAATAGCAGCCCGATCTTTTGGATCAGATATTTGTTGAACTGAATCTATAAACTTTGAATACTTAGAAATCTCTTCTTTACCTCCCACGGGGGCTGTTGTTCTAGGTGCATTTGATAACAAAGGAATCATTTCAGGATACTGTTTTAATGCCTTTTCGAGTCGATTGATTGCTTCTTGATCTACGCTCTCCATCACCTTTTCTTGTAGTTCAGGTATAACTAATTGTCCAGTTCTACGAGAACGTTGTTCTAAATCACCAAGCGTATTGCGCATCTCTGCTGGAGAGTAATCCAACGATCTTCGCATTCTTTCAGCATCGTCAGGTGTTTCCCAACGCCGCAGAAAGTTTAACCTAGAAGGTCCTGCAATAAAATTTGGTTGATCAACATCTGGCGGTGTGGGAATACCCGTATCAAACATTGTTGATTGTCGATCTCCCTCAACCGCTCTCGTGATTGCGTCGACAATCTCGCCACCACGAGGAGACTCTCTAATTTCGGGAAGTACTTGATTGACTCGTTGCTCGCGACGTCTAGAATTGGCGTTTCGTACTATTGCATTTAGGTCTCGACCCAAAGTAACTAATCTATTATTATTCGCTATATAATCCTCAAACGAAGCTGGTGGGCGATCTATTAATCTCGCTGCCTCTGTCACCAGTTTTTCTCGGGGGTCGATTTCATCAACAAAATTTAATCTTTGTTGTTCAATTCCCGGAGAAAAAGGTACTTTTAATGCAGCAGCGGAACTTGCTATGTCACGACTTCTCGTTTGAAAGTCCCTCTGCTGCTGCTGAACAAAACTAACTTCGTCTCGTAGTTCACGGCTTATTTGATTTACAGGTGCGTATAAATCTGCAATCGAAGGGGCGTTGGGTTGCCCACGTCCGATTCGGTTTATCTCGTCAAGAATTTGCCTTCTTTCATCACCTTCAAAACCTTCATAAATATCTGAAGTACCAGCACCCCTTTCAAGAGCCGTTCTAATCAGATTTATTTCATCAGCAGGAGCACGGGAAAACCCTTCATATATACTTTGAGTAGTTTCAGGCGATACTATACGGCTATTTAAAAAATCAAGAGCTTGATTTGGTTGTGATGCAGCAATGTTTGCGAGGTCAAATTCATCTAAATCTGAATCTATATCTGAACCTCGAAACGGAATCGCGTCACGAAAATCCTCTATGTCGGCATTACTCCTAAGTTCCTCAGAACCTTCAGGGAAATAATCATCAGACCATTGTTGATTATCGTAAAGAGCCTCGTCTAAATCACCTTCATTAAGTGCCTCATTAAAAATATATCTTCTTGCTCTATTCTGGTCATATCTGTTTGGACTTCGCCTTTCCTGTTCAACTTTGCCCTGAACCCTTTGCAAATCCTCAAAAGTTACAGGTCTTATAGGTACAGGAGGCACGACTATCGTTTCGCTTCTTAAATAGTAGCAGCAATTGCCCGTCGGTTAACCACACTTGCTTTTTCGACCTGCTAGCTTTACTGTACTTTTGCATTACTTTTTAATCACATGAACAACTCCATGCTCATCATTCAACTTTATAAATATGCAGGAACCTGGGCCTTCACAGACGAAGCTCGTGACCTAACGCACGAACCTTTTGTACTAGGCATCCCTGAAATTATTGACAAAATTTTAGAAGATAACGGTATAGTTTCAGAGCAACCTAAGATTCTATTTTCAGCTAAACCCTTTCCTTATCATCAAGGCTACCTTCATTATACAAACTTTGAAGCTGACGGGGTTTGGTATAAATTATTCTCGACAACTAGCGGAGAAGAAAAGTATGTAGACAAAAATCTAATTGGTTGGCTTTGTCCTGCGACTCTAAAATACTTCCCAGTACATCCCGAATACATTTACTTTAAACTCGAAGCTTAACCACGCGGATCAGCAGTCGATGGCGTCGGCAAATTTGGGTAGGGTTTTGAGATGGAGGTGAAAAAGGTTATTTCATGTGATTGCATTAAGTTGCTCTTCGGTAGGTTGCGGCAAAGTCGGGTGTGTCCATTTGGCAATATACTCACCTCTTTCGTCATGGTCGTTCCTAAGAATGATATGGCGAGGTGGGCAATAATCCGCGTGAGTCAAAGATGGGTAGATCTCACGAATCTTTTGATCAAGGGTTTTTTCCATGGTTAATCAAGAAATTGGGTTGGCGCAGAAGAAAGCCCCTGCGTAAACAGTTTTGGCTGCAGTTGCAGTAAAATCGTATTGGTAAAGGTAGATCGCAAGAGAATCTCCTACATCTGCATAAACAATATCGGCAATGGTAACAAAAAGATCACCCGCCGCTCCAGAAGGTCCATTGTTTTGGGTGTAACTAGCGGTAAATAGTGAACCGTTTTTGTATATCGCAATTTGCAACACGCAATCATTCGCTCCGGTTATGATTCCAGCTTTAGCTTTAATGTCATAATATCCAGCACGTGTTACAACAATAAAGCCCGATGCAGGATTGTATATGCCGCCTGTATCGTAATCTTCTACATCAAACACAATGCGAGTAAGAGTATTGTTTGCAAGCGAAAAGGTGGCGGTTGTGCGTGCGCGAACAATCTGTCTTGGACTGCCTCCTCCAATCCTTGTTGCCACTGCAGCGCCAGCACCTGAAACGACCCCCGTGCAATTTGTTAATACAATTTGACTTGACGGAGATGACAAGCTGAGGCTTATATCTTCTAAAAGATTTAAGCAATTTAGCTTTGTAGAATTTAATGAGTGAGTTGGCGAGTTGCCATAATTAACCCAGTTTTCAACACTTTCCGCTATTACTACTGATGTGTTGTCTATGCCACTAAAAGAAGCACTTGCGGAATTGGTATAAATGTTTCTAGCGATCAAACTAGAAATCGTATTTTGACTGGTTTTTATTAGCGTTGAAGCGTTATCTGCTAAATAAACCCCGTTTTCTATTAGCACGGAACTTGTAGCTTGAGAAGCAGTAGCGCGTACACCAAAATATGGTTTATTGTTTGTGCCATGCACGTTGGCATAAAAACTAAGAAAGTTAATGTTTTTGCAATCGCTAATCTTGACATATTCGTCAGCAGTCAATAAAGCGGTTTGAGAGTTTTCAGAAGTAAAATTAACGAGTGTGATATTAAAGGAATTTTGAAAGAAAGCTAGGTGAGAGTAATTTACATCACCAGTTTCAATAGTAAGGCCATTGATTCTAATGTTAGAGCCCAAGTTGCAATATAAACCAGTGCCTGTATAATCTCCGATTGTGACCTGCTCCAGTGTCACATAATTTGTTGGGTTAGTTTGACCTAGCGCAATACCATTAGAGCAATTAGAAATTATTATATCTTCTAAATGAGCCAAAGTTGATCCATCGACAACTAGAGCATATTCGTTGCCGGTTTGATTTTTTATGTATAGACGCTTTGTGTTTGTATGTTGCCCCCCTTGGCGAAAGGCAATTCCTGACCCTTGATTATTGTTAATTGTAAAATCTGAAACATAACTAAAACCTCCCGCGAGCCTAAGACCTGCGCCGGTTGCGCTGGTATTCTTTAAAATTGTCTTTTCGACACCAGCGCCAATTATTGTAATTGGTAGACCAGAATAAAGACCGTATCCTGATGGGTACGGTTGCACCTGGCTGCTTTCGCTAAAACAATAAGTACCTGTAGGAATATAAAGGATTGCACCACTACCTGTCCCTTGGCAATAAGACAAGCTAGCTTGTAGGGCAAGCGTATCATCCGTTACTCCATCCCCAACTGCACCAAAGTCCTTAACACTAACAACATCTTTCAGCTTGCTATCAACCGTCCTGGCAACAGCACTAGCTCCAGCTTGCAAGAAGTTTAACTTAGTCGCATTAATAGCTCCGCTTATATTTACATCAGCATCGATTATCGTACCGCTAGCAATCATTGTGCTAGTTACAGTTTCAACATCACCTACAGTTACGACATTATACCCGTTTCTAGATAAAGTTCCAGATACAACTACACCTGATGCTGCGAATAACTGCCCGGTCATGTAGCCACCGGAAATCGGAACCTTGTTTGATGCAGATACTAACGCAGCATTACCCGAAGCCTGTGCTGTTGTATCAGTTCCAGGTACGGTATCGTTCGCCTCTAAAGTACGAAAGCCTCGCGGATAAAAGCCGCCACTGTATAGAACTACAGGAATTTGCACTACCATTATTTAACTCCGCAGATGCCAGACATAGTTTCTAAGACCGGCAAGACTTGCTCCTTACAGTTTAACTGGTTTTTGTAGTTTCAGCAAACACTATTAAAAAATAAGCCTCGGTTAACCACGCGCAATCTGCCTCTCAACACGGTGGTGAGGAACTCCTTGTTCTAATCCGCTCATTGCTCGCTGCAGTGGAACATCACCACCGAAGGGTTCTGTATACCCTTCGACCCCAAGTATCGAAGCAATAGGTCCAAACGGACCAGTCGCTTGAGAAATATTTCTTGTAAAGTCTGTAAACCCAGGATATCTGGATCGATACTTCTCATACTGCCCTGCCTTAGTTAGTTCGTCCCCAGAAGGGAGCGCAGATAATCCCAATCGACTACCTGCCATTCTAAATTTCCGAACAATAGGTAACGCCAAGATTAAACAAAGGGTAAGGAGGGACGAATTGATTGCTGCATGTAAGGCATCTCCCTCTGTTCACCTGGCATCACTGGTTCCCTAAAAGGCGATTTACCACCAGGAATTGCACCTCCTTCGCGTATTCTCCTGCCAACAGAAGGATCCACATTAGGCAAAGCCGCCATCAACAACTCTGGATCACTTAGATACATTTCTAAAAAAGCCACTGCTTGAGGATCCAAAACAATTATTAAAGCTATTAAAAGTATAACTTCAAAACAAAAACCTACACAAGCTTAAGAAAGTCTAAAAAAACTTGACGTCATAAATACACCACATACACTGCATTTGTCTATCACTCTTCCAATGGATTTTCAATTCAATCTCAGAGGCACAGCATTAGAACACCGAGAAGCCTCGGCGCTCTTGCAAGCATCAACTCCAAAAACAAAACAACCTTTTTCAATTGATCTTGAGAAACTTATAGATGTCAAAATACTTGACGCTAATAAGTTATTCTCCATGAGCGTCGAGCAGCAGAACCCTGTCCTAGCTTCGCTAGCTGTAAAGCTTGCAATCGAAAACAAAAAGACTCCGACAACCAAGCTTGCAGTTGCGAGCAAGAAAAAAGCAACAACAAAGCTTGTTGCAACTCCAATCAAAACCCCGCCGAAGAAGGCCGCAAACACAACGGATGACATCATTGACTATTTGTTAATGCATCCTTCATATCGTTGCTGTGGCGCAGCAATGCTGCTTCTCAAAGGCAACACTAAGGACTGGCAAGCCATCAGAGACGTCGCTATCTCCGTCGTAAACGAAGCGGCTGATGATCTGAAGCTCCCTTTATCTTCACCCTTATTTAAGGGCTTCACGCTTGATGCAGAGACGGATACCCTAATTCCGATCGAGAGCAATCAAGCCACGCGCAGATGCGACACCTACTACGTTTCGCCTATGTACATCAGTCTTCGGGCTGGTCTTATGTTCTGCATTAAGCACAACCTCGTCAGCATCTCAGAAAATTGGACCGTTGGTTCTAGGAACGAAGAGTACAATGAAAAGTCAGGCCATCTAAAACGCCGCTACTACCTCTACAAGTTGACCGAACTTGGTGAGAAAATGTGTTCATCCTGGAGTGATATGGATAAATACATCTACAACTATTACACCCCTAAATCAGGTACTAACCGATGACGGAACTTGTTAAAGACGTTCCCGGAGATCAAGAAGCGTTTATGTCCGGCATAGCGGACCTTTTCATGGACTACAGCACACTTTTGTCTCCCGAGACAATGTGTACTTTAATAAAGACCGTTATAACGGATCATTTAAACCACCATATAGACGAAGCCTGCACCTATTTAGCTCTAAGTAGACTTTTTGACGTGGACGTAAACGAGGAGGATGAGGACGAGGAAGAGGAGGATGAGGACGAGGATGAGGAAGAGGAGGATGAGGATTTCATAAATGAGGAGGGCTTTATGGCTGAAGTGGGTGTATACCACGAGGAGGCAGATGAGGAGAACGAGGAGGATGCGCCTAGCATAAAAGAAAGAGTAACTAACGATATATTTTAAGAGTTACGTTGAGTAAACTCTGTTAGTGTAAGCGTCCTCGCTGCTTCGCAGCTGCGGGGGCGCATTCACTATTTAACACCATGCAAACAAATTACGTTACAACACACGATCAATACGAAGCTTCCCTTGCAAAGCTTTCCCAACATAAAAAACTTTGCCTCGACTTTGAAACCACGGGGCTCCAAGCTGGCATTGCTAAACCTCGCTTACTCCAACTTTGTGACAGTGATCCATCTGTTGAGGATCGTACTGTTCATGTTTTGGACTTATTTAAAGTTCCGCCTGACAACACACTCAAAGAACTGATTGAATCAAGGGAAATGATCATCGGTCATAACCTTAACTTCGATCTCCAGTTCTTGTACTACTTAGACATAGACTTCAAAAACAAAATCTTTTGTACATACATTGCTGAACGAATCCTACGTGCAGGCTTTAAAGAAAAAAGAGTAAGTCCTAAAGCTCAGAAAGCTTACTTCGCCGATGTTTCCTGTTCCCTTAAGGCTGTGGCTGATCGACGCCTCTCCTTGAAACTGGACAAAACACAACGGATGACAGATTGGAGTCAGCTCGATCTAACCCTAGAACAAGTTGAATACGCCGCTGGTGACGTAGATATTCTTCCTCAAATTGCTTCAGATCAATTAGCAGAGATGCGCGAAGAAAACTTGTTAGCAATATATAGTATTGAATCCAAATGTATACGTCCCGTTGCAAAGATGTGCTACACAGGTTTCTGTGTTGATATTGAACTACTAAAAAAACTAAAAGAATCTATTACAAAAGAACTAGAGGATAAAAGTAATCAATTTATAACTCAACTAGACTCCAATCTTCCAGATGATTCTAAATTACCTAGAACAGTAGATGGTGCTGTTGCGATTGGAAAAAAACCTTTAAAGGAATTTAACCCAGGATCACCAACTCAGATTGTCAAGTACTTTACTGCCTGTGGTATCGCACTACCTGCTGATTCCGATACCGGTAAAGCTACTTTGAACCAGGTTGCCTTATCCGAATTTGATAGCGACGATGCCACGCTGAATTTATACCGAGAAAGGGCGAAAGTTGAAACTCGTTTAGAACATGTAAATAAACTAATTGATAACATCAATCCTGTAACACACAGGATTCATTCCGGTTACAACCAGGTGGGCGCGAATTCTGGCAGATTCACAAGCAGCGGTGCCCCAAAGACAACCAAAAAAGCCGGGAAAACGGTCTTTTCAATAAATCTGCAACAAGTTCCACGTTCTAAAAACTTCAGAGAGTGCTTTATTGCGGCGCCGGGATACAAACTTGTGATTTGCGACTGGGCACAAATAGAACTGAGGTTGGGTGCCGAGTTGATTAACATCCCGCAAATGAAACAAGCTTTTGTATCTGACATTGATTTGCATACGATGACCGCAAGCTTAATCTATAAAAAAGATATAAATCTCGTTACAAAAGAGGAAAGACAGGATGGAAAAACACTGAACTTTGCGTTGCTTTACGGAATGGGTTTTCGAAAATACAAAACTTATGCTGCGCAGAGTGGCAGAAACCTGACCTTATCAGAAGCAAAAATTGCCCATGCGGCATTTCACTCTGCTTATCCTCGTTTACGTTCATGGCATCAAGAACGAGCTGCTCTTGTACAAGATGGTTGGACTTACATTCGTACACCGTGTGGTCGTCGCCGGTTACTCAGTTACGATGACGCAACCATGATGTGTGCTGCCAACACTTTGATTCAGGGTAGTGGCGCAGATATTCTAAAAATTGCTATTGCAAATTTAGATAAACATTTAGATGACACAGTGCGGTTAGTAGCTGCTGTACATGATGAAATCGTTTTAGAAGTCGAAGAATCTAAAGCTGAGACCTATAAACATATTCTTGAGACGACAATGATCCACGCTGCGCAAACAGTGCTAAATTCTGTTCCAGCATCAGCAGATGCGAGTGTTGGATCCTCTTGGGCAGCAAAATGAACGATTTGATTGAACTTTCGGTAGAGACTAAAAAGGATATATCAACAATTAAACAAAATAATGGCTTTTGCGGAGTTATCCGAGCCGAAAAAACAATCTACATAACTACAGAAACATTCCCTAATGCTTTGCAGGCAGCAAACAGTGCCCGAGCTCTCCGTAAAAAATACAAAATAGCTGGAAACATTAAGAAAAAAGAAACTACCAAATCTCTTGTTAAACTTCAGACGACAAAACCCACAGTCCTTCTGACCGAATTTGAAATGGCCAACTCGCCAGATTTAAGAGTTAAAGAGGTCTGGGTCTTGCTTTCTCCTAACAAGAAATATATTAAAACGGCGTTAAGCAATTCAAAAGTGGTCACTTACACCACTGATAAAACACAAGCACAAGTATTTAACACTTACGAAGAAGCTGCTATCTTACAAAAAACTTTAGATGTGGTACTCCAAAAAGGGCATATCCTTAAAAGATTTTTTCTTCGCTTACATTGAGCTAATATAAAGAAGGTTACGTTAGCAGCTCGTGGCAGAGTCAGACTTATTTTCAGATTTGCTGGGTTCCCAATCTTCGGGATTCATGCAGAAGTTTAGGTACGGTGGTTCGTTTAAGCCTCGTGCTAAAACCGAGGGCGGCACAACAACCACTACATTTGAACAAGATAACAATCCGCCAGCTTCATTTCAGCAACCTTCCGATCTGAAGGAAGGTGAAGTATATGCTATGGGATCTTCTACCACGCCGACAGAAACCCCTCGTTTTGCTGGTACAGCATTTAACGTTGATTTAAGAGATTATGCTCCTAGTTTTAAAGTGACCCGAGCGGCCAAAGGCTCTCGTGGAGGTGCGATCGGAGGCGGGCGACCCATGGATACGCAAGAGGTCTCAATTGCCCCTGTACAAAAACCAGCTCAGTTTACTTTTAATCAAACGATTCAAGAACGCGAACAGCAACCCATAAATATCCCAAACTATTCATCTCAATTAGATGACCTTAAAAAACAACTTGAGGCTTTAAATACAAAAAAGCCTGAGCCTGCTCCAACACTACCTCCCGCTCCAGAGCCTCCCCCCGCTCCAGAGCCTTCCCCCGCTCCAGAGCCTCCCCGACCTGACAATAGCGCTAGAGACGCATGGAATGCTGTAGTAGCTCAACAGGGTAAATGGAATCTGTGGTTGTGGTAATAAATAACAAAGACGAAAACTATACTTTAAAAATACATAAAAACTTACAAAACTGTAAAATTGCACTAACTGCAAACGACAGTAGCCACGCGCAGGCACAAGCAGAGGATATATGCAGATCACTAGATGCTACTTCTTTTAATTTATCTTATGGCCACTGCAAATTCACTTCTCTTTCTGAGTTATATAAAGATCTGTCTTCAAACAATTTTAACCATAAAAAATGTTCTCCTTGGTTGGGAAAATTCTCTAATAATGTTCCATGTATATACATATTCAAACAGCGTTATTACGTACGTAGTTTAATTCTTAAATACTTAGATATTCCAAGAGAGGATGTATTTGCTCGTCCCAGCTGCAACTGTAAGTCCTGTATAAATCCATATCATTTTGCATACGAGATTGGAAAAAACACAAAACTTGGTAGCGGAGATTGGAATCTCGTATTAGCATTCTTAGGCCAAGGCACTGGCGTTGACCAGATCGCCGGGGCTTTTAAAATTCACCGTTCAACCATTTACCGAAAACTCAAAAATGAACGTATTCTTGCTGGGGCTCAAAATCACAGCTGAGGCCCAAAGCGCCGATGAAGAAACGGTTAATGTTTTAGGGGAGATGCTTCCCTCTAACGATAAACGTGTGAACACTAAAGTTCAGCTCCTCCAACAAAAAAACCACTACATCGGCAAACTTTTAAAGGAACTAAAAACAGGACAAACAGCTTTAGCAATAGGACCCACGCGGGCAACACCAGATGGGATCTTGCAAATGCAACCAATGCTAATCGTTACCCCTGAAAACTTTAACGATTTACTTGCATTCAATTTGTTTGTAGCTACTGGTGGTTTAGGACCTAAAGCCGAAGAAGTTGAGCTCTCCGATACCACCGTTACCAACCGTTCTTTAGCTTGGACTTCCGAGGAAAAAGAAACAAATTGGTTCAAGCTCACTGCTTGGGGCGAAAACTCTAAACAGCTTTCCGATTTACCTCCAGGAACACCTACAATCGCTGTGGGCAAAGTTTCTACAAGCGAAAAGGACGAAAAGCATTATCTCAACTATACCGTTGATAAAATTCTTTATCTTCCTAAGACTTCTAAGTCAATGCCTAAAAAAGCTGTAGATCCCGACAAAGGTCAGATTTCTGCAGCAGCCATTGGTTCTATCGATTTCTCCCTCTGATTTTCCTCCCATGACTTTTATTGCTGGCAATTTTTCGGCTGACGAAATTCTCTGTAACATCCCGCCGCACGTTTTACGTGTTGATCTTCAGGCTCGCCGTTGGAAATCTGACGTAGACCCAGACTCTGCCATCATTGATGGCAATGAAAACGGGATACCTATCGAGTTTATCCTGTTGGGATTCAAACCCTTTTATGGAAATTTAGGGATGCGAAACCAAGAAGAGTTTCTCCGAATTTCTTTTATTGGTGTGTCGCCTAAACATCGTTTATTACCACCGCGTTGTGTAACCACGGCGATGATTTCTGGTAAATCCAGCCAAAAAAACTTTATCTCGTATTTTCAAACTCTGTACAACAACCGCATCAACTGCGCAAGCGTTGTTACTTGTAGCAAATTTGTTACTCGTAGTTTTAATGAACGGGATCCTGTTACCGGTGCGGATGGTAACAAGATCAATTTCAACGCTTTAGAGTTTGCAGATCGTCCTGCTTCCGGCGAAACTGAAATAAAACTCATCGAAGATATTTCGGACTGGATTGAAGGTAAGGGCGGCACGTTTATCAGTGCGGCACTGGGAAGTCACATTCCAGGTTCGGATTTGGTGGAGCTCCCACTTGGCACTGACCACGCGGAAGTAAAAAAATTGTTCGCGGAATCTCGTGAACAATCTTCTGCTTCCCAATTCTCAAAGGCTCTGCCGACTGCTACAGCTGCGGTAGAGGAAGTGGTGGTTGTTGAACCTCCTGCACCAACTAGGAAGAAGAAAGCCGTGGAGCTCAGCGAGGAGCAAGCAAAAGCTTTGGGAATCGACTTTTAACTTAAACTCCCTTTTTACTAGGCGGCCTATGCCGCCTTATTTTTTTATCTATCTGAACTATTATGTGTTTTTGTCCTAAATGTGAATTTTTAAAATCTCAGGTTTTGGAAAGCAAATTTGTTTACACGAGAAAAAGTATACGTAGGCGGAGGAAGTGCTTGCGTTGTGGCTTCAGATTTACAACTGAGGAAATCGTTTCTTCGACGCTTCCTGTTGGGCCAAAACTTTTTATTAAAAAACCAAAACGAACAAAACTTTTTGGCAGTAAAAACCCGCGCTCAGTTTTAATTGAAGATAATGTAAGAGATTTGAGATTACGCTATGAGAAAGGAGAGACGATGAAAGAACTTTCTATCGTTTTTGGAATTAGTGTTTCTCATATATCAAGGATTGTCCGTCGCGAATCTTGGACACATGTTTAACAGGACTCTTTTTCCACTTGATCTGGGTCGATCAACTCAGTGATCGGAGGCAGCATCATACCTGATCTTGCGCACCATGTTACGAGAGAGGTAAACATTTTATTTTTCAGTAAAAACTGTTGGTGTATATTATCAAAAATTTCTAATAACTCGTCATGACTTGTCTTTTTAGCATCCTGCATAATTCTAAAATGTAAAAATTTCTGTTCGGTGCTTAACCAGGGTACACTTGGCATTGATCCTCCTTGTTTTGTTTTAATTTACTAGAAATTTTCAAGATTCACCACACCTAAACCGCTATGCTTCCATCGCCTGACATCGAAATTTTGTCTAGTTTTTACACGTTGCCAACTGGCGTCACCCACGCCTTGGCCAAACACTCGTATTTAGAAGGCACGATTTTGGTGCCGCACGACGATGAAGAGCAACGACTGAGCAATCAATTGCGAGCTCACAATTACGCGGTAGCTACTAATCGCGATGAAGAAAATGTAACTAACCCAATTTGGTGGGTATCTCAGCAACAAAAATATGATTGGATCATATCGTCGCTGCTTGGAAAGAAAGAATTGTCCAGCTACATCCTTGAGTATGGGATGCAATCCGCAGTTAAAGGAATTGCAATTTTGGAAAGGTTATCTTTTTTAGAGCCAACAGCAAAACGCCGCGATTTTTTACTTCAACACAAATTATCAAATATCATAATTTTATCTCCACGTCCCAATTTTAGAGCTGTTGGATCAACAAAAGATTCAATCACTAGCGCCTGGTTCATTTTTCAAAAACCAGAATTTTGGCGCGATGGGACTTTTGTCTCTTATGCGGTAAACTGGGACAATATCCCTAAGTTACCAGAGGTTACCAATGAAATCTAACCCTCAGCACTTTAGAGATTTTCAAAAAACATTGATCGAATTAATCCAAAAGCAAAATGAAAAAATCGACAAACTTTGCGCCATTTTGGTTTCAGCCCAGCTTCTACAAGAATGCGTCTCACCAGACGGAGAAGGGCGAACTGCCGAAGACTGCGGACAGATTGTTGTTGAAAGTTTTTGTGCAAGCCTGTGCCTCAACGAAGAATTAAACAGTCATTACCGCGATTTTGATTATCAAAAATCAGAGTTTTTTCTTGACGCTGATGAGGGTGATGAGGACGATAAAGATGATGATGACGATGATGACGACACGCCTGATTCATTTCCATCCGCGCCGCACCCTTTGTTGTCTTTGTGACTTTTTAAACTAGAATATAACTACTTCGACACATTCTTGTGTCTCAAACTCGTTTAACGCTTAATGGTCTAAGACACTACAATTGCGCTGGTGTTGATAAACCTCTACCCTCTGTAACAAGTATTCTCTCGGCCACACAATCCGAAGAAACTCAACGTAAACTTTCCGCTTGGAATAATTTAAATCCTGGCGTAGCCGATAAAGCTGCTGAACGAGGAACTTGGATTCACAACGCAGTAGAAAATCACATTCGTGGCTTAGCGGTTTGTCCTCCCGCAGACTACGCACCCTACTGGATTGATGTTCCTGAAAAAGTAGATGAACTACTAGAAGGTGGCAAAGTTCTATGGTCTGAAAAACCATATAACATGCCGAGTTGGTCTAAATACGTAGGTGATGATGGTATCGGGCGCATCCATCATTACGACAAAGAAACTGGTTTTGGTTGGGCTGGTTGTTGTGACATTATTTACAAAGATAAAAACGGCGAATATATACTTGGCGACTTTAAAACTTCAGCAGGTCCTTACTCAAAACAATTCCCAAGATCCACGGCGCCATTAAGCGAGCAAACGCGCAAAGCTTTAGTCTCCGGCGTATTTAAACTTAAAAAAACACAACTACAACTTGCTGCTTATAAAATTGCTGCAGAGCGCTGCCTCAATATATCAATTGATAAAACTCAAATAATTGTATCTACGGCTGTTCCCGATTTCTCTGTACAGGTGTTTACGTTTGGCCAATCCGAAATTGAAAAACACGAAGCCCAATGGCACTTACTTGTTAAGGATTTCTACAGCAAATTGCAGCAAGCTTAACGCAACCTTCGGTGGCTGGCTTCAGTTTTACGTGCCAGAATGTCAGAACGGAGGGAGGTCATGAGGTTTTTTTGTTCACTGAACAGCGAAGTTAAGAAATATTTAGGCGCATCGGGCAAGATCCCTAGTGGGGGGAATTTTAAAGCATTCAACGAGAATTGGATTCCTGGCGAAAGTTCAATTAAAGAGATTACAGCGGCTGTTTGCTCTGCATCGGGTTTGTGTGCGTGGCACTTGATTGACGGGCGTAGATCTAAGAACGATACAGGCGCAATTAAAGCAGGTCTTATTATTATCGATGTTGATAATCAAGATGATAAAAAAGATAGCGACGGTGAAAAAGTACAACGACAAGAATTAACGCCAACGGAATCGATAACTTTAGAGTTATCAAAAAAGTATTTAAGTTTGGGTTATTTTTCTCCAAGCAGTACTGCAACTTGGCCTCGGTTTCGATTAGTTTTTGGTTTAGAGAAACCAATTATTGATCCAGAGTTTTTTCAATGGTTCACTCGATTTATTGCTGAGCAAATTCCTGGTTCTGATCGAAGGGCCACGCAGATCGTGAATTTGTTCTACGGTGCTAACCCCAATGAAAAAAATTCCATATTTTACCTTTCAGAGAACTTTATTCCTGCCGCAAAAATTGACGAAGCGTATCTAGCTTATTTAGCTGCGCCAAAACAAGTTAAGACCAATGAAGACGCCGAGGATTTTATAAAAATTCCTGTGGATGAAAATGGGGTTGATATTTCACGCTTGGTTTCCTCTACAGTTCAGGGGATTTTGAACGGCGAAGCCGTAGAGGACCGATCTTTCGCCATGGCTATGGCTTTTAAGGAAGTTATCGGATGGTGCAATTGGTTAAACGAACAGAATATTGCGGTTCGGCAAGACCCCTTGACAATGTGCCGCCTGATATTTGAGAATATCTACGAATACAGCTCCGAACTGGATGGCAAATTTAATCGAATTTTAAGCAGCATAACCGATGCTGCCACCCTGCGCCCGGCAATAGCCCTCGCCTCTGAGGATGGCGAAACCGCTTTATGGAAAAAGTTAAAGTATCAAAACAAAGATCTGTACAAAGACAAATGTCCAGATTCAATTAAAGAACAAATTCAAATCAAGAAACCAGCACCAAAAAACTCGGTGCTAAACATCAACGATTTAACAACATCAACATCAAACTCAAATTCAACTCCTTCAATGACTCAAACCACCCCGGCATCTCCTGCTCAATTAATCAATCTTCAACAAGAAAATCGACAGTTTTCTGAGAACGATATTGCTGAAGTAATAGTTAATAACTATGGTGATTCTTTTCTCTATGACTCAACACTTGATGAGTTTTTTACTTACGACTCTGATGAAGGTATTTGGTACATTCAAGATGAACAACATATCAAACGACGGATTGTAAAAACCTTAGATACTTTTGTAGCGGCGGGTGTGTTGCCTAGATACAACGCGGCCACGGTGTCATCGGTGTTTCAATTATTGAAGGCCAAACTTTTGCGGTCGTTAAATAATGGTAGAACCGCTATTTGGCAAAAAAGTTTTGGGTACATACCCTTTGAAAATGGCGTCTTGGTAAGCGAAACTCAGAAATTTATAGACGGCAATCAACAAGATTTGTATTTTCGCACCAAATTACACTACCCGTATGACGTTAAGGCGTCGTGCCCTCAGTTCTTAGCTTGGCTTGATTCATCTGTAGGTGCCGACAAAGCTATTTTGATTCGAGCTTTTTGCAGAGCTCTACTAACGAGCTATACCACAGGTGAGCGGTTCCTTCACCTGGTTGGTCCGGGTGGCACAGGTAAGTCAACGATGCAGCAGATTTTAATTGCGTTGGCTGGTTTTGCTGGCACTCACACCAGTAGTTTGGAGATCATTGAAACGAATAAATTTGAGTGCCATAACCTGATTGGAAAAAAACTTTTGCTATTGACTGACGAGTCAAATTTCAACAAACGCTTGGATGTTTTAAAAAAGATAACTTCGGCATCCGACACATTACGTGCAGAACGCAAATACGGAAAAGAAGTTATAAATTTCAAGCCAGAATTGCTGGTTTGCATTGCTTCTAATGAACACATTAGTTCCAGCGATATAAGTAGTGGTCTTGAGCGTCGCCGACTTACGATCCTTATGGACAAAGTTGTACCTCCTTCTCAAAGACGCGATTTGTTAAACGTTTACGCAGATCATGTAGATGGAGATTTTGTACCAGAACTTTCAGGAATTGTTACTTGGGCGCTGTCCATGCCATTTGATGAGATGCGCGATGTGTTGGCGAATCCTGTAAAACATGTACCCACGCTGAATGCTACGAATCTAGAAGCTCTCATCTTCAACAACCCTTATGTTGCTTGGTTAGCAGAGTGTACATTATATGCGCCTAATCAATCTTCAATAATTGGCGGTGGCGCATTCAGACCTAGTACAGATGAATCAGAACGCGGACTTTTTGTTAAGAATGCCTATAGCGAGCTTTATGCTTCCTACGTAAACTTCTGTAAATCAAATGGTTATAAACATTCGGCTAAGCCTCGGTTCGTGGACCGACTTAAAGAAACGATTAAAAATGTACTTCGAGTACCGGGTGTTGAACCTCGGTTTATAAATGGCAAAGCAACCTTTGTTGGATTGCGATTGAAGCCCTATGATGTGACCACAGACCGTGCTTCGTCTGGCGAAGACCGGCTGCCATCGCCAGTGGAATTTGCCTCTAACCCAAGCCATGACTTTTGGAAAATCTCTTTTAACAAACATGACCCTATCCCTGCCTAAAGATCTTCTTGTTGTGCTGGCCGCACTTAGCGCGGGTAGCATCGGAATTTCATCCTATTTAAATCCAAATTTGGTTCCGACTTTTTTGGCTGGATCCGGTGGTCTGTTGGCCGGTTCCTCTTTAATGCTTTCGGCAACATCAAAAAGAGAGGATGAGCTCTTAGAGTCTGCCCGAGTTTCTAACTCCTTTAAATTTCTTTATGACATTAATCGTGGACTAATTTCGCCAGATCAACTCGCCTATCACTCTGGGGTAGAACTCTCCCAAATAATTCTGTTTCTGGACGTTTTGGCTGACGAACAAAAAGGACAGCGCATTCCCACGGAACGTGGAGTTTTATATTCCTTTCCCCACCCTGACAATGCTCTTTCAAAATTAACTGATAACGCTAAGAACTGGGCAGAAGCGCAGCAGCAACCACTGCTTTCGCAGCTTCAAGATCTGCAAACAAAATTTAATCAGTTGTTGGTTTATCAGCAGCAACTCACAGCAAAACAACAACCATCAAAATCTGAAACAAATTTTAACACCCCGGAAGGGATTGACCCTTGGAAGAACTTGCTATAATTACTGAGCGTAAGCAACAGGGCATTAATAGGTGGGCCTAATCTCAAGCCCACCTAAGCCCGATTTTTACAATTGAAGCCAGCCACGGAGACTCCGATCGTTTTCCGCTGCTAATTTAACAGATTCTGCAATGATTGGTACGCAGTTCTGAAGAGAGTTTGCAATTTGTTTAGCTATAATTCTGTGTTCTGCCTGAGTTTCAACGGACGCTCGCAAACCAACATAATGTAAAAAACTACGAATACTACCCGTCATATATATCTTTGTAGGGGCGCACATTGGCAAGATATTTCTAGCTGACTCTTTCGCCACGCCGGCTTCGAGCATATCTTTATACAACTTTTTAATTTCCCAGTATGTATCGTAAATCCTTTGTTTAAATTTAGCCGTAATTTCAATATCTAAATCGGCGGTCGAATTTTGCCGATTTTTTACATCTTGCCTTCTTAAATCAAAATCCCAACAAATTTCCTCTTCCTCCTCCAGCACATCCAATGGGTCACAATACCGTTGACTGGTTTCTTGAAAATTAAAAGATTTGTGGCGCATTATTTGCGCAGAAATCGCCCGTGATGTTATAATTTCAAACGATGCGCTGGCTTGTTCAAATACACTCCAATGTCCGTGCCTTATGCAATAATTTAAAAGTTTTGTAAACTCCTCTTTATCGGGGTTTTTCGCGCTCACTCGCGCATGACGAGCAATTACCCTTTGTGCATCTGGTGTTATCCAGTCCAGCTTGACATTATGCAAAATTTTAAGGTGCCGGAACTTGAACTACTTTAGCTCCCGGAACAATATTCGCTGTTATTTTTTCAATCAATCCAGGATTTTTGGCTGTTACCGAACCAGCCACGCGGGCAGTTGTAACCGGCATCGTCCGTGGATCCATATTTAATTTTTGCCCGGCAGCTCGCATATTAATAACTGGGATTTGCAGCTTGATAACGGAGACGCTTCGTTACATCTGAGGGAGTTAAACCAGCGAGTTTGTATGGCTGCAAACTCAACCGTTGCCCCGCCATTCGCACTGGAAAATCGTTATCGGTCATTTTACTACCTTCTTTGCGCGAGCCAAGTTCATAAGGCTATCAGCCATATTATAACTTTGCACCATCTTGGTGTCGTTCATCTGCTGGGCATTAAGGAAATATTGTTTGTCGCCTAATAGACCGACTTGCAGAGCCTTGCGAGCACTAGGAGTATTGTCGGTTATAGATTGTATATATTCCTGCTGGCTCATATCGTCCGCACTATCTTTCAGTGGGATTTGCTTTTGATTGTAACCCGCCACACCGGTTAATTCGGTGCTTTTCTTAATGTTGCCTTCACTGTACTCAACAGGCCCCACGGGTTGCCGCATGTAGATCCCGCGATCATGCGCTGCTTGAGCCGATACCCGAGATAAGCTATCGAGCTCCATAGCCCGACGTAAACCTATCTCGGCTGGTTGGTTCTTGCCTCGTAGACCCAATGGAAGGAGATTTAAACCACCGATCGGTTTCATTTCGGGTGTAACACGATCACCGTTTGGCTTTGGAATGATTGCCATAGTCGAGACTTTGACGGGACCGTCGTACACTTCTAAGTTTATCTTAGCTAACGATTATCTGCGCGATTCGTTGATCGAGAAATAACTCTTAAATTATCGTTTTCTCGATTATGGGGATTGTGATCTTTATGATCTACATCCTTGCCATCGCCTTTATGAACACGGCCTTCTTTTTCTAAGTAACGACGAGATTTATTTCGTGCGGATCTACGTGCTATTTCCGCATCACTGCTTTGGAACTTGCGGTACTCGTCTTTATAATCGCGGGGCATAGAGTAAATGACTAGCTTGGTTTAAGCTTAGCCACGCGGATCAGCAGTCGATGATTATAAAGTCGCCATCATAAACATTAGAAGTTCTTCATATCGAATGCCGTAGCGATCTCCAGCAGGTTTTAATTCAATACCCTCCTCATCGTATTCGGCTTCCCATTGGTCATAACAAACAATGCCATAGCGGAAAGGATCAAGCTGTTCCTCCTCAAAAATTTCCATAACTTCTTGAGTAAGTACACCTATATGTATTCGCGCATTTTCGCCTTTCAACAAAACAGCATCTTTAAACAAAAACTTTTTAATTATTCTTTTAATTTTTTTAGCTACTCTTTTTTCTGCTTCATTTAATTCTTCAATGTTTTGTTTTTCGCGTTTATCAGATGTATTAATGGTGCCAGTTGCCGCGTAAACGGTACTCCAGCGATAAGCTGAATCCCCTAATTTTGCAACATTATCAGCGCCAGGCAAAAGATAATTATACTTAAGGTAATATATGTCTCGTGATCCCGAAGAATCTTGAAAAGTAAACCGACGGGTATTGTCATAAATAGTAAATACACAACCATTATTGGCATCGTTTGTATTTGTAATAATGCTAATTTTAAGAGTTCCCGCTGTGGATATTTTTAATCCTGCCACGTTGGATGAAAAATGGTCAATTATAAGATGTGTTTGATCATTTGTAACAGTAGAATACGCAGAAGAATCTCCTACAACTACATTTACGCCAGTGTTACTATAAGTATGTAAAGTATTTCCTAAGATTTGATTACTAACAGTTAAATTACCTAAAATATTTTGAGAACCAAGGCTTTGGCTTCCTTTTTGATAAAAATTAGCATAATCAATACTTGTATTAGCTAACGCCGTTGCGTCTGGAGTGCCAATAGCAAGTACCCCTGAAGGAGGTGTATAACTCAAATAACCTTCAATATAAGACAACGCAGGGTTATATCCTATCCCGTAATTATCTCTAATAGCCGCTCCAATTCCCCCAGCAATTAAAATAGTGTCATAATTTCCTTCAAACCAGTTATTATTAATAAAAGAACTTTCTCCGTCTAATCTAATTGCTCTGCCTTTATTATTGTTTTCAAAAACACAGTTAGAAATAAACCACGTCTGTGTTCCACTAAGATCTAACGCTTCACACTCGTTTCGGTTTATAGCTGTTGATTTACCAACGCTAAAGTGGCATGCAGTAATTGCAAAGCTAGTGCCAGTTCTCATAGCACCCGTAGTCTTACTATAAGCTAAACCTTTATTAGATACATATTGAATATCGCAATATTCAACGCAACACGATATGCAATCATCAAACTGTAAAGCAATCCCCGCCCCAACATCAGTGGCACCCGGCCTAGCTAAACCTCCTATTGAACATTGACAAACCAAACAACGATCTGTTCCTTCAATCCATAATTGCGTAACATTAACAAAATTGGCAAATGTGTATATAGCAGAAGGCTGATACAACTTGAGTGCAAGACCTGCTATTTGAGAGCGATTTTGACCTTTATAAACAACAACTTTTTTGCTAGTTCCTTGAAAGGAAGCCGCCTTACCATAAATGCCTATGCCAGTTTCAGCTCCTCCTCCAGTATTATTTCCAAAAATACTTAAACTTTTACCTCCTCCTCCTCCGTAACTTGCCCCAGAAGTGTTCCAATCAACAGTATCAGAAACAAGAATTTTGCCAATAATTAATAAGGGCAAACTAGAATTTACTGCGGCAACAGCAGCATTTTTTAATCTAGTATGGTTATTGCCATCATCAGTCAAATCTCCAGGAATCCCAAAATCTGCTGTGCTGATAAAATCTTTCAGCTTACTATCAACAGTTCTAGTAGCGGCCCCAGTACCAGCTTGCAAGAAACTAAGTTTAGTTGCATTAATAGCTCCACTTATATTGACATCCGCATCAATGATCGTACCGCTAGCAATCATTGTGCTAGTTACAGTTTCAACATCACCGACAGTTACGACATTATACCCGTTTCTACTTAACGTACCTGATACAACTACACCTGATGCTGCAAATAACTGTCCGGTCATGTAGCCACCGGAAATTGGCACCTTATTTGATGCAGATACTAATCCCGCGTTACCCGACGCTAGTGCAATATTTGCTAGGACTAATGCAGCATTACCCGAAGCCTGTGCTGTTGGATCCGTCGCTGGTCCAATAGTATCCCCAGGAGGAAGAGTACTAAAAGCACCACTAACAAGAACTAAAGGAGTTTGAAGTGCCATTATTTATCTCCGTGTATGCCAGACATAGTTTCTAAGACCGGCAAGACTTGATTCCCTAAGTTTAGCTGGTTTTTGCAGTTTAAGCAAACACTCTGCATAATCTCCACATGGGAACAGATTCCTTACTTTTTCGCCTTAATAAACCAACCACTCCCGGCACCTTCTACTTTCCATCGAGGGCCAAGATTTTTCTTCGAGTACACTAATTGCTTACCATTTGAACTCAAATAATTTCCATTAACCAGATCTAAATCCCCATTCGGGTCGTTGACAATATATGCGTCATTTTTTTCATTTCTACCCACAATAATAATCCAATGACCTCCACCAACGGGAGCTCCCACTGGGCCATGATGCAAAATTCCAATCGGAACAGGAATGCCTGCAACTAACTGCGAATCAATATCGGACCAATCGCCATTTTGCCTAAACGTTGCTTCAACCCCATAATGAGCTAAAGCTTCAATTTGAGCCCCGGCATCCGTCGTATCCCCATATTTAAATACGGTAACTATGTACTCATCATCTGATTTAATACTATTAGGTTTCAAATACTTCAACAACATCCCACACGAGCTTGAAAAACAAGTTCGAAGTGGGTCGCGCATATTATCCCTCTGCGAGTAATAAGGAACATTCAAAATTAACTTGGAACTGTGTTGCACCTGTGTAGGAATGCTTTTTGGAGCTGCATCATTAATTATTTTCCAATGTGACGGGTAGAACCACCAAGTTTGGTCTGGTTGAGCCTCTAAAACAATTTTATAATCCGATTCGCCAGGAACAATAGTTATGGAATTCCATTCATGTGCCACGCCCTTGGGCACAAAAAGCTTTTCTTCTGGTGTTAAGTCATTTGCTTGCGCCGGTTTGCGTTTTAACCAAGTATCCTGCTGAGCTAAAATACTGTGCGCCAAAACAGCATTTTTAACACTTGTTAAAAACAAAGCTTGCTCATCTTTACGACGATTAAGAAGACCTTGAACAACCACGCCGTCGGCTTTACTCCACCTCGGAAATTCAGCCGCAACTATGGTTTTATCCGTCTTATCATTAAGCAACTTCAATAATGTAGATTCTTTAAACGCGCCCAACCCGACATTGTAGCTAAAGCTAACAAGGGCATCGAACTGATTTTGGTTGACGGGAACTTTTAGCGCCTCGGTAACCCCATTTTCAAAAAAACTTACATCTTTACGCAGCATTTCCTCAGCCTCTGCCGCCGAAATTACCTTACCTGGCGTTACATCCGAGCCCGTATGTCCATAACCTATGGTCCAAACCCCAGCAATATCCTGATATGCTGTAAGTTCGCACCCTTCAAATTTCTTAATCAGCGTTAATCCGGCTGAAGATATTTTCATGGCTCAATACACGTCAACTCCAACCCGATATTCACAACCACTGCGGCCTTTTAGTGCTACATACATATAATGAGCACCAGATGCGTTAATTGTAGTTTTAGTTACCGCGTTATTGCGTGAGCTTAATTTAGAAGGTTTAGCTTCCATAACCAAACTGCCGGCACTATTTAAGATCGCAACATTACCAACACTGTTTATATTCCGAATGTTTACTTGTAAGATCCCAGTCGCATTCAATGTCAGTGGATAATAATCGGATATTGAATAAAATCCGTCTGCAACATATTCCCTAGATGTTTGAGTATTCACAACCACGCCGCTGTTACTTACCACTCGGCGCTGGTCGAAATGTGTCGAAGTGTCACGCTGGCGTCCGCCTGTAGATACACCACTAGCAAGGACTACATCCAGTTCTAAATTTTTAGTAAACTGCGACATTTGGCAGACAGGTCTAACTTTCCATATTCTACTCGGTATTCGTAAGCATGGCTCTTTTAATTTTTTAGTTAGACTGACGTAGAGATCTACCCGGCAAAACAATGTTTGTCACTATATTAACAGGTGTTGGCGGTGCTATTGCCCTGTTTACCTGGCTTCATGAGCAGCGTCAACAGGTTTTGAATGCGCGTTTTGAAAATATAAAAAAGCGGCTTTCTTATATCGAAAGAAAACTTGAAGAATTACCCATAAATTTTGTTTTAAAATCCGATTTAAATGACGAACTAAATGATATTAGAACTTGGCTCCGTTCGATAAACGACAAGCTAGACCAGCTTATTCTTAACAAAAGATAAAATACTTAGGATATTTGATTAATTGTAACAATTAATGAAGGGATGTCAGGTCTTGTTGGATTTGTTAAACCGCTGTAAGCGGCAATCTTGACATTTACATCTGCAGAAGACCAAGCTAACTGGATATTATCTCCTTCACCCGCATTAACAAAGTAATTCCACGCGGCAACGCTTTTTGCGTTATTTCCTTGTAAAGTTATCCGTGTATTTGTATACGGAACATTTTGATTATTTTTAACAACCCAAATATCTATTTCGTCTGTTCCCCCATCTGTTTTAATTAGTTGAGCAGAAAACTGAACATCATAAACTCCAGATAAAGGTACAACCATCCGTGAACCAGAAACCAGAGTAACTCCGTCAGTAGAAGACACGGAATTAAGTGTCATTATATTTACACCAGTTGCTGTTACATTATTTTGAAATGTTGTATCAAAAAAAGCGCCATATTGGTGCGAGGTTTGTACAGCCTGCGCAAAAACTGGTAGGGTGCTCATGGAGTTCACCACACCGCTCAACGTTATTTGCTTAGGTTGGGCGTCAGCTTGAATTTCATTCGTATCTAGAACTAAAAAAACATCGTTTTCCCCAATATTTGCAGTAGAAACTAGGTCAGTTAGACGCGAAACGGAACGACTAAAATCACGAGCATCGTCTAAATTCCTGCGTACCATGAATTTTAAAAATTTAATCTTATTCTACTTCAGTTTCGCCTTCTGGCGAAGCAGACAATTTTAACGGTTTTTTACACAATTCTTCGTAATTTCGTGCAGCAATACTTTGTTCATGATTATAACTAAGCCAATTCCATATATTGCTTTCTCGTTCCTCGGTCCAAAAAAATTGTTGGCGGAACCATGTAAACCATTCTTCGTCGCTTTTTTGTAAGTTGCAGGTTGGGCAACACGCTAATAAATTTCCTCGTTTTGTTGGGCCGCCACGCGCTCGGGGAACTATGTGATCCAGGGTGTAGGCGCGATCAGATCCGCAATACGCGCAAGCGTCTCCCCAAGCTTCAAGTATATCTTTACGAAATCTTTTACGTGCATTCCTACGTTGTAAACAAGAAAGATTAAAAACTAAATCATCTTCGGAGGCGGTCAAACCAACATTCCGACTAACCTATTCTACTTATAAAAAAGTACCAGTTGACTCTTTAATTCAATAAAATTTCTTTTTGATCTCTTCAATTTTGTCATCTTCGGTTCTGAAATTTTTAAGAATACGCACTCCTTTTATAAAGAGCTGCGCTACGCTATTCTGACGTAACTTGCTAAGTCCGATCACTTCTGAACTAATAAATAATAGAAAGAAGAATAGAGCTTCCCACGAGATTTTAAACCCAAGAATCGTTAACATAGTTGTGAGATAACTACGTCTAGTCTAGCTTAATTTTTTAATAGAGGATTACTTCCTTTCCTTGAGCCCTTTCATCGGGCCATGCCTTGGGTCGCTAAAGATCATTATCGCACGCATTGAAGCCGCTCTAGTACGTGTTGCTGAACACAAATCGCTGGTTTGCTTCGCATTTCTCTCATGGCCCCAGTAAAGGTGACTACTCGTGATTGGGAAGTTGTTCAAGGGCGCGGCAGATAGTGTCAAGTTCGCTGATATTCTACTTTTCTTTCCCGAAGTTAAAGGGAGTTATAACTCCCGTATTGACCTTCGTTGCGGGAGTTATAAGTACTGCAAAGAAGAAATGATAACAAAAATAGAGGCATTTATCAATGCTTACCGGAATTAGTGCAATATTGGGAAGGTGACTACTCGGATTCCCGATAGTTGGCGTTTATCGAGAAAACAAGTTCGTCGGCAATGTCGAGCACATCTTGACGGATGGCATCAGCACCAACTATCCGGTAATTCCAGATAGTTGCTAAAGCTCATTATCGCACGCATTAAAGCCGTTCTTGTACGCATTGCTGAACACAAACCAATACCTGCCAGACCCAGTAACGAAGGTGACTATTAAGCTTAACCACGCGGATCAGCAGTCGATGGCGTCTTTAAACTCGGGAAGAGTCTTCAGGTGCTCGTAGGCCTGTTTGATGGGATTTGGCCCATCAAGATCCACGGGGAACTCGAATGACTTGATAGATAACGGCACGGCGGTGTTGGCAGCCTCGCTATTCAGATAAATGCTGGCTGAAAATGTGCCGCTTGTTTTCTTTTCTATTAGGACGGATTCAATCCTGCAATAACAACCGTCTGCCTGGAAGCCAAAAGGCGTTGTGGTGCTGATCAAAAGGGCCATGGTTTTGCTGCGTAAATAATTTTCAGAGTAGCACCGCTGAGTGCTGGGACTAGGTTGTGCTCAGAAGGTAGCCATCAAGACGACACCCTGCTGGACTTGTGCTTGGCGTCCCCACCACAAGCACATAAAGCTCTACTGTTTCGTTGACGGCCAGCTTCAGCACTGCGCTTACTGAGCTGCCATACCCGGTCATCAATGGAGTCTTGGAGCGCAGTACGCCGTTTTGATAAAGGGCTACCGTGTTAATTGCGGATGCATCCAGCTCAACCGAACCGTTGAACTGGTAATAGCCTGGCACAATGGCAGTAAATGTGCTGCTTGCGAATTCACCAAATGAATCCCATGTCTCCGTTCCATCCAGGATGACTTTTGTCCATGTGATATTTGCCAATGTTTGAACCGTGCTGCCAATCGCTCTGAAGGTTGACGTGTTGTTGAGCGGCCTAGCAAGGAGATACCTAGTCGGCTTGGTTGTTTCAATGAAGCCGATGTTCTTCAGTGACTGCCCTGATTGGTTATTGACGATGTAACCGGAAGCTCCGCAGTCTGCGTATCCGCCAACCACTGAATTGCTTGCGCCGGTGATGTAGTAGGCGGTGTCATAAGCGCCTACCTGGTTAAATGAAAAACAGGCAAAGAAAGCGGCAGACTTGATGGAGTAGTAATGGTTCTCAATACTGTTATTGGCCACCACCGCCGCTGGAGCATTGCTGGTCAGCTCAACGCCAATTGTGTTTGCACCAGGGGTTCCAGAGTGCACCAGTGTGTTAGCAGAAATTAGAAAGCTGCCTGTCTGGTTGTTCGGTGCAATTTTGATGTAACTTTGTCCAGTGCCAATGGCGTCCGTGGTGCTTGAAATCAGCGTGCAACCCAAAACTTTACTTTTGCCAGCGGCTCCTTCCAGGCTAATTCCAGTACTTTTAAATCCTTCTGAATGGCAATTCTGAAAGATTGCATAACCAGCACTGCTTGAAACTCCACTTCCTTGGACTTGGTAAGCAATTACACCACCATCAGATTTGCAATTAAAGAAATGAGCAAACGGCCCCCTAACATGATATGCTGCATAAAGAGGAGCTGATGGATATTGCCCGTTTGGCATATTGACATAACATTGATTAAAGTCCCAAGCATACGAATCAAGATAATCGCTTGGATTATCCATGTAAAAGCCGTATTCACGGCAACGCATGACAACTACTCGTTCAAATCTAGACCCACGTGCGTATTGAAAATAAACACCTCGCGTAGCTATATTTTGTCCATCAAGAAATAAATCATAAAGTCCGTTTTGAAACTCGCCAGCAGGATTTTGTGTTTGGCTAATCATATAAATAGATTGATCTGTAGTTATTGTTGCTCCGTACCTTGTGGCATTTGGTGCATTTTCAGAAGTCAATCCCCTTAAACCCACGTTGGGTTTTAAAATAATTGGGGAAGTTATATAATAAGTGCCTGCAGGAAAACAAACATCAGAATAACCGTATCCAGTTGCGGCAGCGTTGATTGCATTATTAATAGCGTTTGTACAATCTACTGCTCCATTAGGATTAGCTCCAAAATCTAAAACACTAATAAAATCCTTCAGCTTACTATCAACCGTCCTGGCAACACCGCTTGCGCCAGCTTGCAAAAAATTAAGTTTAGTTGCATTAATAGCTCCACTTATATTTACATCCGCATCGATTATCGTACCACTAGCAATCATTGTGCTAGTTACAGTTTCAACATCACCTACAGTTACGACATTAAATCCGTTTCTAGATAAAGTTCCAGATACAACTACACCTGATGCTGCGAACAACTGCCCGGTCATGTAGCCACCGGAGATTGGCACCTTATTTGATGCAGATACTAATCCCGCGTTACCCGACGCTAGTGCAGTACCTGCTAGAACTAATCCAGCGTTACCCGACGCTAATGCAGTATTTGCTAGAACTAACGCAGCATTACCTGAAGCCTGTGCTGTTGTATCAGTTCCAGGTACGGTATCTCCGGGAAATAACTGGCTAAAGAAACCACTAGCCAATACAATGGGACTTTGTATAGTCATTACTGATACAGAGCAACAGGTGCATCTATCTCTACTTCAAGCTCAGCGGCACTCAACGCTGTCCCAATCAAAACTAAAGCTTGATACTGATTAGTACCCGAATTTGTAACCAATCCAGAGGCTGTAGAGTACCTGGTTATTTGACCAGGGAATTTAGATAAATAGTAGGGCTGCCCAGGAACAAGTGAAGTTTCTGCAGTAATATTTGCACTGCTGATGGTAGCAGCATCATCAAAGATAACATTAACACCCGAGTTAGTGACAGCTGCTTGCCCGGTTATACCAAACGCCCCATAATTGAAAGATGCGATTCCGCTTAAAGCACTGGCATTAAACACTTTTAAGCCACTTACATATACCGCTGCTCCTTGAACAAGAGTTTCGCCCGCAACAAATGCTGCAGAACTAGGTAAAGATGTTACAACTCCCGCGCCATTTACCAAATAAACTTCCTGCGTACCGGAGTTAAAACTCGTGTACCTACGATTAAAAATAGAACGATCAGTCATGCGCAGAAATCACGATTCTCCTCACTTAATAATAGCTCAATTTACTTATTAATGAAAACAGGTTGCTGTATCTCAATATGCACCCCAGAAGTAGATATGGCTGGTCCAAGTTCTGTCAAATACGCACCAGATAACGTAGTGCCTGATAAAGCAGTATAAAACGCTGCATAATCCGCGTAAAGTTGACCTGATGTTAAAGATAAGTAGGTTCGAGTTCCAGGAGTTAAACCAGAAAACTGGGTGTATATAGAATCTTTATTTACTAAAACCAAATCCAGGGGAGCTGCCGAATTTAAAGCCACACCGACACAAATGGATGAATCAAGCGCAACAGCGGATGCTTTTGTTAAAAAACCTACAGAATCGACTCGAACCAAATCTCCTGCTGTAATCGAGGATTTTGCTCGGAAGGATACAAGGGACACGTAAAAAATTGCGGATTTACTTACAGTTTACTTCCCTTGACCACGAAGAAGTTTTTTTCCAGGTTTAGCTTTTGAATGCTTTCCTTGGCCTTGGGCCGTCCTTTTTGGTTTTGAAACAATTGTCTTTGTTGAATCTTGATTTTTGGCCATTTACAAAAGAACTAGAGAACCCTACGTACTATATCGCAGTGGTCCAGGTCGTGCCATCCCAAATACGAAGATCAGGATTAACCGTGTCATACCACAAGCTGCCTAAGCTATCTGGTGCAGGGGCAGCAGCACCATAAGCGGCGGTAGCATTACGCTGCGCTTCATACCAACCACTGGATGTCGCATCATAAACAAACAAAGACCCGAGCAAAGTATTAAACCAAAGAGAACCATCTCGAACCGGGGCATTGAGTCCAGTTCCACTTGGCGGATACTGACTGATATTTGCTAAAGCTTCAGCGTTGGTTTGATACCAGTCTGGAGTAGACACACTGCCGCCACTGGCGTAAACCAACAAACGACCTTGGTTTGTGTCGAACCAAAGGTCTCCTGTGTTATATCCACTAGGAGGGGATCCCGAAATGGTGACGGAAGCTCCTCCTCCAGTTTCACTGCCGCTAATGACTACAGAGTTTCCACTATAAGAAACACTAACAGTACCCTTTCCAATAACATGCCCAGATACAGAGTTCTGAAACACATTAGGGTAATTTACGTTAACTACAGAAGTACCTCCACTGGGCGTAACATAAATACCTGAGCCCCCGACTACGCCGGAAAGAATTACAACAGCACTAGAAAACAATCCGCTAAGCGTAAAATTTAAATCCTCAATACACTGCACAATCCCTTCAAAATTTGAAGCGTACCCCGATGGGTCAATCGTGAAAGAGGAAGTTCCCACACCGGATACCGTATAGAGACATTCTACCAACGCAGAGACAATACCCTCGAAATTCGCGGTATGAAAAGCGTGACGACTAGGGTAATGCGGACACGCTGGCATATTGTGTGTTCCTAAAAAGTCTCCTCCTTACAGTTTAGCTAAATTTCAGTATTTTAGAGCCTACCAATATTTGAACGTTTTGTCCTTTTTGGATGTTGGTAGCTATCTTCCGCCAATTTCCATGCAGGGACATTTAAAACCGCAGCTCGTTTTCGACACTCGCTCCAAAAAGCAGCGTCAGGATCATCCAGTTCCTTAAGAGTTGCAGGGAGCTCTACAGCCATTGGTGCCTCTAGAGATATGAGGATACCTGTATGTTATCACAAACTTTAAGATTATGCCAAGAGTTGACTCATGACGCCCACGTTGTTTACTAACGTCGTTTTATTCATGATTTCCAACAACTACTGCGTTGTGAATCAATATTTACCGCAATTTGCACCTTGTCTGCAAATTTTAACTTTATTAAAAAAACGTATTAGTATTACTATAAGGCAACTATTAAAGGCGCTAAATAAAACCCGAACTGGGTCTCAATAATATAGCTAAGTGAGTTCGAGTGCAGTTTCTGGGCAAAACTCTAAAAAGGAATAGAAATTCTATTTAAAGACAAGCTGGTCGTGCTATTCTCGTATGACAATCAAATCACATCACACCACTTTATGACACAACAGGCTCTAGTCTCAGTCTTTGGCTTACTAGACCCGCAGGTTTTAGGCCCTAAAACTGATGCGCCAATCTTATCTCAATACACCTTAGACTCATTTTACGTCACAGAACACACAGATCGTATTGTCTGCACTTGTAAATGCCTTAGATCGGAGCCCGTTGAAATAAACAAAGTTGATCTAGACAAAATCTATAGAATCAACGGCACGTACGCTTGTAATATTTGTTTACGCGAGTGGCGCACTGCTCGGACAACTGCTGAAAAACTAATAGTCTGGCTGCGGCAAAACAAGTTTGAAATACAAAAAGATAAACACCTGTATCTGTCCAACCAAATATTTAGATTATACGATCCCGATAAAAAACAAATGGATCGGCCACGGCGGTTTGTATATAAAACGTACTATGGCGCTGAGCTAACTTCAGAGGACAACATACTAACTAAATGCGGAGATCCGCTTTGCGTAAATCCCCTTCATTTGATGGCGGCAGCCAGTCCCGCCACTAAGATAACACCAGAAATCATCCAGGATGTGTCTAATTGGACTCAGAAGAAAACACCGAACAAAACGATGCAGGAACTTATAGAGCTCAAGTACAAAAAATCAATTTCTTTACGCTCTCTCATAAACATAAAAAACTCGTTGCGTGTATCAACCACAACCGACAGCTTTTGTACGTGCTAGTATCGCAAGGACCTCTACCAGCAACACAGCTTGGGGAATTTTTAGGGTGGTCAAAACACAGGATTGCCCGCCAACTCAAACAACTGCATCTTTTTGAACTTATCAAAAAAACAAAGTTTGAATCTCATGTCTTATACGCTGTCAACGGTCACCACCTCCATCTCATTCAAGGACTTTTAGAAAATGATTAATTTACAAGAACCCAAAAAACCTCTTTGGGATCCTAAATATATGATCGATAATTTACCTCCTTGGTTATATACAGATAATGAAGAACCTACATCGTTAGTTGAATGTGAAGCAAAAGTTAAATCTTTAGAATTTACACTGCAAGACATTGATCTTCAAATTCAGATACGAGAGCTAGAACTCAAAACAGGCAGTAGCCGCTATGGATCCTCATTTGAGTTTGAAAAGTGGCAAGCGCAAGCACTGAAAGCCAAACAAACGCATTTGTATTTACTTAATGCGTACACCTACTGGTTTTTACTTAATAAAGAGCCTTCCTCTGAAATAGGAGAACATAAAAATTTTAAAAAATTAATCCGAATTTTGATTGAAGATCCCACGGACATCGTTGAACAGTTGACAAAACTACTGTAAACTCTACGTGCGTTGCTCGGTAAGAAGGGTCCGGCATCGTTATTGGGAGGTGCTAGATTTTTTCATCCTTTCCGTCTAGCGGTAAGTGCTCGTTATTGCCAGGCGCCTGGTGACTACGCGGCCTCCTCATTTTTTTAACTTCTACAAAACTTACCATGAACTTAAAAGAACTTATCGAATGCCTACGCAGCATTGACACCTCATTACAAGTCATTGCAAGCACCCATTCAGGGAACATAACTACAGCATTTGTAAACAAAAAAACAATGGCTGCGAGGATGAGCGTCCCTCCCGTAACCATAGATAAATTAATCCATCAGGGTCTTATCTCTGGTGGGGCTTCTGGGTTGGTCGAAGGAAAACACTATTGCAAAATCGATCCTACGGAAAACAACACCAACAATTTTTTGTTTGATGCTGTTAAAGTAATGGCAGACGCATGGAACTCTTTCCAGTAAAATGTTCAAATTTCTATCTAACCGGACTAAAAAATTCGCCTCTACCTTATTTGGCAAAAGCGAATTTCAGAATCGTATGGCATTGAATACAGTTAAATTAATTTTAAACGACATCGATGTCCTCTATAAAGAATATCGCACCCACGTTGGACCAGGCGTTTTATTTTTTAACCCAGAATCCCCTAATAAAAGCTCTTATTTAAACGTTAAGCAAATAAAAGAAGACCTAGCTAGGGCTGAAGAATTTTGCGATGAAGGGACTGCATCCTTTTTAAAAAAAGTGATTTCTATGGCAGAACGCACCAAGTTAAAAGATCCTGTTGTTGTTATGGTCGAACCAGCACGACTCAGTGTTCATGTTTTGAATATTGAGGAGTCGACAAAACAACTAGAGGAATTAGCGAGTGCCGTTGGCAAATATTGATTTTGTTTCTCCACCAGAAGTAATCGGAACAGTAACGTCTTTTTTTGGAGGGGAAATCGGATTAGATCCGTGTTCAAGCGAATTTGCGAACACTATGGTTTGTGCAAATCGCTATTTTTCATGGGAACAAAACGGGTTAAAACAAAAGTGGAAATCAAAAAATGTTTATGTATATCCACCCAGAGATTTTTTGACCCCTATAGAGCAGCCGCCAGACAGTGTGTTGTTTCGTAAAAAACGAAGGTTCACAAAATCTGCACAACGAATTTGGTTAGAAGAATGTGTGAGGCGTTATCAAAGAAACGAATTTGATGAGGCGATAGTTTTTTTAACGTCTACCGAAGTTGCGCTTCTGGTGACTCAAAAGTTAAACATAGATTTTCCCCTTTGTATTTTAAAAGAAAGACCCGAACTTTATTTAGATGAGCCTGGTTTGCCAAAGTTAGGTCCTACCAAATGTTTTGGTTTTATCTTATATTTACCTAAACTTATAAATCCGCAGAAAGCCGTGTTTGAGTTTCGGGAGATGTTTAGTAATATTGGACGTGTGTATTGTTAAGGGATTCTTTAGTGGCGTAATTGTCGTCTGGTCCGAAACCGTCGCCCACACCAAAACCCACGCCGACAGGAGACGCTTTCATTTTTTTACGAGTTCTTTCTTTTGCTAACCTGGATCCTCGTTCCTTTAAACTTTCCTCCCATATCTCTCCCGCTAATCGAATAGTTCTGATTCCCCTGTATTTATAGTCGTGCTTTGCCTCTGGGGCGTGTGAATGAAAATCTACCTTGCGCTCATGTAACGAGGGCCTTATTTCATAATCAGACATTGTAGGTATACAAATTTCTCATAGAATCCGTATCCGCTTTCAAGTATTGTCCAGGAACCTTACCAGTGGCATAAGCCATAAAATTAGGATCGTTAAGATTACTGAGTCCTCGTAAGTCTTTCAATCGATTTACATAAGTTTCATACTGAGAAGTTAAATCTGGTTTAAACTCATCTAATTGAGTTTCATATTTAGTTGTTAAACCGGGGATAACTGTAGAGAACATTTTTTTATATTCTTCAATTGCGCCAGGAGCTGTGATTCCTGTTAAACCTTTTATGTTTGCAATAGATTCTTGAGCTCGGCTATAAGCTTCTTGAGCTGCTTGGTTTGCAGCATCTGTAGCTTGTCTTTGAGCATTGGCAGTATTCTGAGCAGAAATAATAGCTGCGTACATTGCAGCAGAATCGTTTTTAGCCATGAATCTTTTCGTTAAAAACCCTACTGTTATTCTACAAGCTTTTTTAAATTAGCCCATACCTGGACTTGGGCTGTAAGGAAGACCTTTGCGAATCGTATCCCTTAGTTGATTACGCACTTGTAAAGTTTCAGCACTTGCTGTTGATTTACCTGGATCAAAGAAATCCATTGAAACATGAGCCCCAGTGGTAGACCCAGATCTACCTTGTTTACCTAAGTAATACCCAGTAGGAATCTTCATTCCTGGTTTTAATGATGGGTTAAGTTCGTCAAAGTGAGCAATCAAAGTATCTACTTCTTTTCCTTGCGGAGTGCGAAAACGTAATTCAACGGCATTTCCATAACCACGACGGGTATCACCCTCCTCTAGCCTGTACTCTCCAGGGCTTTTACTAACTTTTAAAACTTCAGCTTCGACCGGAGACACAAAAGGAGCTCCCCGCTTACCACCTGCGATAACAAAATCAAATCCAGGTTGTCCCGGATCCGCCTCGGATGTTATCTGTACTCCAGCAAAGCGCACCGGTCCCGTAGTTCCAGGGACACCTTGAGCAGGTTTGGCTGCTGTTTGCGTGTTGACTGCAACTGCCTGAGCAGCTTGATTAGCCTGCAAACCTTTTAAAGTTTCTTCAATTCGTTTAACTTTTTCATAATATGCTGCCTCTTGATTTTGAAGTCCGACGATACTGGAAGCTATTTCTGTGGGATCCACTACAGGATTAGGTCCTAAAGCCACGGTGCTACTGGCTTGGGAGCGGAGAATGTCAGCCAACTGTGATCCCTGATCGCCTCCCTCTAGTTCTAGCTCATCGGCTTGAGCCATGAGATTGCTGTATTTAGAAATACTCTCTATTTCAGAAGGGTCACTAACACCCTGCACCAACTTACCCAATAAGACACCTTCTAACTTGGTGTTAAAATCAAAAGGTTTAACATCTAGTGCAGCGGCAATTGGAGCGGGGATCGCGTCACTAGGAGAAGGTTTCTCAACCGAGACTTCGCTTTGACGTGGGAAATTAGGTACGGACTGCTTTGCATATTTTTGTAAATCAGCAAACGATTTAACCGGCTGGTTGTAGTAGCTCTTACCAGCTAATGTTGGCAAAGAAGCCCATTCCGGTGCAAGCTTAGCAATTGTTTGAGGCGTAATTGGATCTTTATAGGGATCCACGCCTCGTTGGCGCATTAATTCAACTGCAGCTAGATCTTGCGCAGCGGGGCCAAAATCAGATAAACCTAATTTTTTAGAAACCTCACTCCAAGTATCTGGCATGAATTGATAACGCCCAGCTGCGGCACTAGCAATACCGGGGGCCTTAACTACTACATCAGGATGACGTCGTAAATCTTTAAAGGTTCCTCCGCCAAACATGACGTTATATCCCTGCCCCGTACGGGATTTGTCCGTACCTTCGGCGTAGGCAAGTAAATCAAGCCATTGACGGGCTTTTGGGTCACGGATCGGCTGGACAGGCATCTTCGTCGTGGAATAACTGCATATTTGTATCTACACATATTCCAACTTCATCCATCACGGACTTGTAAGCCCGCTCTCTACATATTAGTCGATAAACTATGGTCCACAAATACGTATCCCGTTCTTTACCTTTTAGAGACGATGCTTTATTTTTTATTCGCGTTAAAACGAACTCATCTTCCATGGTGAGCCCGCAAGTAACTCTGTTGTCGGCTTTTTTCACAATCGGAAGCGAAGCTGCCCTAAGCCTAGCTAAGAATAGGGCAGCCCCCTTAAACTCAAATTACGGCACATTAGATTTAGACTCCCACATCTTACATGACCAATACCCAGGTGTTAATTTGCTTTTTTGCTCATCACAGCTATGACGTGCTCTAAAGTTACTTCTACGCTCTGGATCATCCCTTTTTATCTCCATATTTGCGTCCCCAAAGCGAACTAACTTGATTTTATCGCCTTCTTTTGCAGCCACGGCGAATTTTTTACCTCCCTCCACATCCCTTTTTGGTTGGTTATATCCCTTAAAAATTTCCCCAGCAAGCCGAATAGACATAACAAAATTCCCTTTTCCTTAGTTTAGCTATGCAAAAAATAAAAAAGGAGAAGCTTTCTATTTTTTTTGTGGCGCACACAGTAAATCAAGCTAGTATTTAGGCGTTCACAGACACGCAATCGCACACAAGATGTCGGACAAATCCATGCTCACAATTGCCGAGACTGCCGAGCTCTTAAACTGCAGCGCCGGTTTCGTTCGTAAGAGAATCGCTCTTTCAGAATCAAACCTTGCAGGAGGTTGGCCAAAAACCATCTATGTAAACCTCCAACCAAACGGCGCCAAATCTTTATTCCGAATTAATAAAGGAGCGCTTGAAGAATATCTTCAAACTAACGAAACTTCCCCTACAATTGAAGAACAAACAGAAGTCGCCTGCGCTTTTCGCTCCGTTTAACCAATGAATACCCCAGACTCTTTTGACTATACCGAAAATTCGCCATTACCAGAAGAGTCTGGGCAATTTATGGTTGCCGATGAGCCCACGCTGGAATTAAGTGTTCTTATAGAGAACTTGATTTCTTTTTCGTCTTATCTAAATCAAATGTACCTCCAATCACACTTAATTCATCTAAATGTGGAGGGTCCTTTGTTCCTTCCTGTTCATGAGTTTTTGAAAAAACAGTATTCTGCTCACATTGAGCAGTTTGACAGCATCGCTGAGTACGTTCGAAGCATGGATTATCTCATGCCTATGTGCGCTAAAGGACTTTTACAAACTTTTAAAGGTTTTAAACATGTTAAGTCCTACGATACTCGTGAAATGTTGACTATATATGTAAAAAATTTAGAAACTGCAGGCATGGAAGCTAAAAATTTAGCAAAAATGTCCGAATGTGCCGGGGCTGTAGACGTTGCGAATTATTTACAGGAACTTGTAGGGGATATGTTTAAAGCTGCCTGGTTTGTTAAAGCAACTTTACGCGGCTAAACCTTAATCCAAGCGCCTTTCGCAGACACAAATAAACCACTTGGCTGCGCACCTGAGGGAATTACGTTATAAACCATCGTACCTGAGGCACCTACAGCAGGTAATCCACTAGAAACGATGGTAACCACGGGCAAACCAAGAGCTGTGACTACTCCAGACGCTAAAATTGCACCAGAAGCTAACAGTGCAGTTTGACTTGTTATAGAACCCGAAGCTAAAATTGCACCAGAAGCTAAGATTGCACCAGAAGTTAACAGTGCAGTTTGACTTGTTATAGAACCCGAAGCTAAAATTGCACCAGAAGCTAAAATAGCCGTATTGGCTGTATTAGCCGTGGCCGCAGTTGTTGCGGAAGTTGCAGTATCTGCAAAACCAGCGCCAACTTTTTGCCAAATGGAACCAGTCCACACTTGTAAATAGTATGGGCTTGACGAAGTAGTCCAAGTTTCTCCGATTGAATTCCCAGGTAAGCCAATTGGAGTGGAGTTTGGCGCTGTGCTCCCATAAAAATTGGAACCTACTTTACGAATATCTCCGGCGCTATCCTCAAAGTACATGCCGGGATCGGCGGCGCCAAAGGAAAGAGCCATCTCTCCCGCTTGAATAGTGACGCCACTTGGCCTATCGGAAGCTTGACCAGTCCGTTTTAGTAGAAGAATAAAAGGAGTGCTTGTCATTTAATAAGTACCACCGTTGATTGTACCACTTGGAATAAAAGTGGGAGATACGATACCGGAAGCATAGAGACCTCCAAGAATAATATTAACTGGTTGGGTGACTAAAACTCCGCTGCTATAAGTGCCTCCATCTATAATAAGGCGCTGAAAAGCGTCTGGAGCAAAAGGATTAAATTCAGGAACAGTAAACATTTGAAAATTATCAACACTTAAAGGTCCTCCTATTCCTGAGCCTCCTACATTCATAACTTTGACCATAAGATTTTGCATATCCTCATACATCATGTGTACAGGCATATTGTCTTTTGCTGGTGACTGTCGTTGCCACCAACTAAGATTTCGCTCGCGTTTTAAGAAGTCCAATTCTTTTTTTAATTTTCTATCAAACATTTCTCGATAATATTCATTTAATGGTTCATCCGTTGGCTGTACAAGCCACGGTTTAGTAAAGTCCCCTTGATTGTATTTAATTTGCATATCCCACATAGCTGCATAAATATGCTTGCACCATTTGGGTTGATGGTAGTACAAGTTAGGATCTGAGAAAGAAGCTTCTGAAGAAGTAGGTATGTCATAAATTTGATTTAGATAAATAACACCAAAATCTCGAACAGCTCCTGGATTATCTTTAGACCCTAAATTGGTCGGGCTATTACTACCGTTGTAATAAATTCCTGGGGTAACATTTAATGCTTGAGTTACTGGATACTGACCTTTTTGTGTGCGTTTGTATAAGTTAAAACTTTCCCTTGCTAAGAAATCAGGACACGTACATCCATAACGCATTTCTGTTTGCAGGTATTCTCCAACTAAAGGAGGTCCTGAAGCAGGAATTGTTAATGTAGTCGCATCAACAACACTCCAACTATTCTCTGCAGAAGTAGAAAGAAAAAGAGTGTTAAAAATAGGGGCAAAAGTGGGAGTAAGAGGAACGTTATTAAAACCAACTGCGACAACTGTATAGTTATTAAAGCCATACGTTTTTTGTGTACCGTTCGCATTATAAATATTAGAAACAACCTCTCCTGTAAAAAAAGAAATAGGTGCTCCAAATCTTGAATTTAATTTAACCGCAAGTGTTGTCGCATCATATTGAGTAACAGCAGAAATCGCATATCCAAAATCAAGAAAGTTAAAACTACCGCGTGGACGTATACCCACCATGTACATACGCATATCCGTTTGTGAAGACGGATACATAAAAGCTATCCCCGGTACAAAAATACCAGTGTTTACTCTATTAATAAAATATTTAAAAGAATAAGTCAAACCTTCGTACGCCTGATTGGCATACATAGATAATTCATAACCACGCCGCCAACGAGTCCAGAGAGAAACGTAGTTGTACTCGGCTTCAGGTGAGTAATTCTTAGTATTTAAAGTCGGACGAAAGCGACGTTCAAAAGGTAGTGGACGTAAGAGTTGTTGAGAATTATCCGCACCCGTAACATTCTTAAAAGTTTTAAAATCGTCTAATTTCTTTAAATTACGAAACCCGAAATCATCGGAGCCCTTGTGTCGGGCCATGGCTCAATAGAACCCGCCTTGCGCGAATAGAGAAAGACCTGATGGACTTAAACCACCCGACACCGCTGTTCTTCCTGCTCCAATGTACCCAGCACAGAGAATGTAGCCTTTTTCTAAGTAAAGTCCTTCTCCTTTACCGATCTCAATTGGTCGAGTTAAACCAGTAGCATCTCCTACCGCAGGAACAGGAGCATTAACTGCGGGCAACTCAAAGTGTTGAATTAAACCAGCAGTACCACTTTCTAAAACAAATTCTGCACGGGTAATTACCAATGGAGCTGAGGTGGCAGGCGCAGATTGGTTGGGGGCATAAATATAGAGACCGAGTTCAGCTGTCCTTCGACCAGCATTAGTAGGATAAAATTCATTACTTACTAAAAAAATGTCTTCAACAAAAGCCCCATCCTCACTTGGTAAATCTCCGACTCGTACAAGTTGTACTAAGTCAGAAAAATTAGGATTGGAGGGGTTGACTGTTGTAGTGGCGCTATTAATCTTACCACCACGCAAAAACGGGCGGTCAATCAGACAGGGTTGTTTGTTGGTACTGGTGCTGCTCATAAAAACTCCTTTGGTTAACCTATCTTAGTTCTAGCAGAAGGTTTGAAAGCCTCCAAGCCAGTCATAGATCCGTAAGCAATATTTGATCCAAGATTTTTACTAAGTCCGCCAAATAACATTCCCATTAAATCTGCGGTCTTGTCTGCTGGGTTGCTTTCACGATAACGTCCCATTTCTTCCCCTGCCATTCGTTCTCTTTTAGAAGTTAGTCCGCGTTTTTCAAGTTCTCTTTGAAGCTGCCCAGTGGCTCCTTCAAACAATCCTCTTAAAAGTGCGTCCCCTATACCTTCAGTTTTTCCTCCAGTAGCGGCTTGAGTAAATTTGGTAGGACCAGCTATAGAAGGGTCTACACCAAATTGAGGATTCTTACCAAAGATTTCAGCATCCCTGATGACATCTTGATACTCTGGATAATTTTCTATTCTAAAATCTTTAAACTCTTTTACAGGGAGATCTGCGCGATACATATCTCCACTAATGCCGCTTTGAAAATAAGGATTAAATTTAAAACTATCCATTAGTTCACCTCAAAGAATAACCGGTTGGTTCTAGTGTAGCGCTGACATTCCTGTTAAGGAAAGCTCTAGCTAAATCTCGACTTCGTGCGCCGGCCTCTTTCTCGTAATTATTTTGATTAATCAGGGTAGGTTGTACAAGGGGATTGTAGACATCCCTTAAATCAAAGTTACCTTCTTCTGGATTAAAAGCAGCCTCAGCGGCAGCTCGTGGTTGTATGTTCATGTTTTCTTGTAAATTTGAACCCGCTGCAGTATTAACCATCTCCCCCATAACGTTTTCTGGGCTTTGCTGAGAAGCTCCCACAGGTTGAATTTCCTGTGGAGCCGGGAAAGAAGAACGAGCATTTAAATTAGTACGGGCTGCTTGTTCTTGTTGTCTAACAACTTCTCTAAACGCTAATCCTTGATTAGCTCGCGCCCACTGTTCTAAGTCAGTGCCACGAACTCCAAGTCGATCAATGACTCCCTCAATATTTGCTTTTCCTACTTGTTGCTGTTTCCCGTAGAAATCAGACAACTTCATTGAGCCGGGAGCGGCATATTGTTGGATCTGTTCAGTTAATGCTGATCGACCTCCATCCCCAGGCGTAACAATACGAGTCTGGGAAACAGGATCAGTATATTGAGACATAGCTGCCGCAAAAGCTGGATCGGTAAAAGCTGTTGCGACTGCAGGGTTCATTACACCAGGATCCCTTACGGTATTTTCTACGGAAGGAGTTTCAGTTCCTCCTTGTTCTCCCGCACCTGGCATTGCTATTGCTGATGTATTTTTCCCAGGCTCATTAAATGCACGAGTTATTAATCCTCCGCCAAGACCGCCAAGACCCGCAGCAAGTAAAGCTTTTAAATTTACACCGCCACCAGCAGGCATATTCTCTAAAGTACGTCCTACAGCGTTCGCCATTTCCTGTGGCAATACCTTTACATCCACGGATTGAACGTCATCCGCCATACCGGGTCGACGCATAACCTCCCCTCCTCTAGGAGGCATCTCTAAATCAATCCGAGGAGAACCTTCGGGAGTGTAATAACGTCTACCTGCTTCTCCTACTTGTTCATAAGCGTTAACAGGACGACCAAGAGGTCCACCTCGAAGAGCAGGTTCGGGCCTTGGCTCTAAAATACCGGGTCTCCCTATAATTTGCGGTTCTTGGGAACGTCTTAAGAAAGCGGGAGATACTGCAGTACCGGGAACTTGAGGCGGACCAAAATCTGCCGCACCCATTCCACCAGGAGAAGTGACTGTTCCACGGTAACCTTCTAAGGGCTCCCCGGCCCTCATACGCTCATAAAAATTTGGAGCTACTCCTTGTACTTGAGGGCGTCCAGTTAAGGGAAGAGCTCCTCCTGTTTCGCGAAATTGAGGTACTAAAGCACCTCCCATTCTAGGAATTTCTAGTTGTCCGGGAGAGGCACCTACACTTGGTGAACGAAGAATATCTACAGCGCGAGGATCAAACATAGCCCGATTTTCAGGCAATGCTTGAACTTCTCTAGACACAGTAGGTGATACCAGTCGACCCCGATCACCAC